AGCCCATGTTGAGCTTCCAATCTTATTAATTCCATTTACTTCTTAGTGTATCTGTCCTTTCTAAGATTGTTGTCAATCTGAACTTCCGTTGGATTTTCAACTGCTGCTTTAACTTCATCTTCTGCTTCTTTCTGTAACTTCTTCTGTTTCTTGACTGTCTTTACTGCCATAATAGTTTCTTCGAAATCATCCAGTTCACGTTTAACTCCGCCAGATACGATTACGCCTGCTGATGCCGATAACACTGTGCCTGTCGTCTTAACAGCGAATTCACTGATTCCCTGTTCAATAACGATCGGTGCGAGTTTCGTGCATGCTGCTCTTGTAAACATACTTGCGCTTCCACCTGCTACTGCTGATACTCCGAATTTAACTCCTTCAATAATAAGTCCTAACATTTTATTACCTCCTAAAATATCATTAAAGTTTAGTTTATTCTTCCTACATAATGTGTGTTTTTTTTACGAGTTTAAAAAGGAAAACCCGTGTTTACGAGCTTTCCTGATAGTTTTTAGATCCTAATTTTACCGATGGCTCCTAACAGTTTACTTGGAATAAATCCTTTAGTCTCCAAATACCATGCGGCCAATGTAAGTACAGTTACTGCGCTTACAACTATGACTTTCTCTCCAATTCCGCTTAATGCGCTAATTAATTCGACTTTCTTCTGGAACGATTTACTTTCCTCGTACTTCTTCTTTTCAAACAGATGCTTCTCAATATCAAGATCCAACCGCTTTTTTGCCAGTTCGTTCTCTGCTTTAAATTTCATCTCTTCAAAATCTTTCTTGTCGAGGGCGATTTTAACGTCCATTTCTTCTTTCCAATCTTTATGCACTTCGGAATAGAATTTGGTCAATGATTGCAAGGCTGCGTTTTTCTCCTTACCATCGTCCATTTCTCTGATACCTTCTATCAACTCATTCACAAGCTGTTCTGCATTTTCTCTAACTTCCATCTCTATCTCCTTTCAAATATAAGACTTTATCTATCGTTATAGGGCATGTTTTCATTACGAATTCGTAATGAAAGTGACTTCTTAGTTGGAAGCATAGGGAAAGGCGTGAACAGAGTCAGTCTATAAGTATCTTTCTCTGGGTCGACCAGGTTTATTACGAACTCTCCATCGTACCTCTTTGGATGATGCTCTCGTACAAGTACACCTACAAGTATACCTACGGCATAGAATATAACGGCTGTGATTACTAGTTTTGTCATGACAAACTCCTTTCTTTGATAAAAAAAATAAACCCTGTGTAAGGGTTTATTATCGGTTGTACTTGTTGAACGCTTTTATAGTTTCATATACATCTCTCCCAGAATAGTTTCCAAGAAATGGGTTCTTTTCTGCATTCTCGATTGCTCTTACAACCTGCGTATAGTAATGCGCATCCGCGTCAGTTTTGACTATGCGTAATATGTTGCTTTCGTACAGGAAATTCTTTTCCTTTACTTTAAACACCACATCGTAATAATCGTAAGCTGATGCTTCACTCATTGCTAATGCTGCTGCTCCTGCTATCTGAAGTGCTCCAATAAAACCACTTTTAGCTGCTTCTCTGATCTTCATTTATATTACCTCCTAAAAATCATTTAACAATTTCTTCCTCTATAAGGTGTGTAATTATTACGAGGTAAAAAGAAGAAGCCGTGTTATTGTACGGCTCTTTCTTCAGGATGCTCCATTAAATACTTTCTAATTTTGTAATACGTTTCTTCAGTCATTGTGTACTCAAGATAAAGTTTACCGTCATTAATGTTCTTTATCAGTTCAATGACCATACTCGTGTTTGTTGCGATCATCCACTTATCAAAATTATCATTAACTTCGTTTCCTACTGGTACATATACTGTTCTCATAATTTACCTCCTAATTAATACTTAATAGTTTCTTCCTCTATAACCCTTGTAATTATTACGAAGGTAACAAATATAACTCACGGGATCAGACCATTCATTACCGCCAGGACGTATGATGCTTGAAGAAGGCGTGGGGTCCTCCAGCCACAAATATAACTCCTCAAGCAACTCTTCTATACTCGTCTCGTTCTCAGCCATGTCTCAAACTCGTCCTTTATGATCCTATACGGTGCTCCGTCTACTCTTGGCAATACCGGACATCCTTTAGTGTTTAACAGCTTAGTGGCTTCTTTCCTTGAGAAGCCGTAAAGGTTCAAAATATCATTCATTGTTAGTATCTCTATATTGGTCTCCATCTTCCACCTCCTGACCCACTTATCCGTAGAACCTACAATACTACCCTGCGGGGTAAAAGTCAACCCTGTATCGTAAAATATAACTTTACAGGGTAAGGCAAACGATGTACAATAGAAGGAAAAGGAGGGAAACGGATGAGCATGACGGAACAACTCGATAAAATGATGGCAAAGAAGGGAATACGAAAAAGTGAACTTTCTCGCGAATCTGGTGTGCCATACACCACAATTCAAGGGCTCTATGCTAAGGGCGATGCTAATGTGAAGTTATCGACCATGATCAAACTTGCAGACTATTTCGCTTGCAGTCTTGACTATCTGGCTGACTATCACCCTCAAAATATAACTCTTGAAGAGAACTGGTCCGTAGAGGAAGCGGCTGAACTGGCTAACTTCAAAGCCTATCTCTTATTCAAGCGCCATCAAAATTCTAAACTAAATCTACAAGGAGGCATACAATGGGAAGGACCAAAGGCAGTGGAGGAGGTACCATCTATCGCTATCCCAATGGATGGCGTGGACAAATATCGTTAGACGGACGTCGAGTTTCAGTTTCGGGCAAATCCAAGAAAGAAGTTATTGATAAGTTAGCGGAATTGAGAGTAAACGGGCCAAAAGCAGACTCAAATATAACTGTGGAAGAGTGGGTGAACTATTGGATAGATAAACGTTGCGCTCCAAGGCTGGCTGAGCAAAGCCTTATACGCCTTAGAAGCTCGTTCGACAACCACATAATACCAGCGATCGGGCATAAAGCTTTAGCCGACCTTGACAGGTCCATGCTGGAAGAGATGTATGCAACCATCTTCCATTCGAAGCAAGGCAAAAAATATAAGACGTGTAATTACTCTCATTCTACCGTGAACGCTTTGGCGGTGAGGTTTAAGAAGTGTCTGCAGTACGCCGTAGATGAAGGGTTACTGCAGACAAACCCTCATAACGGCGTGGAACTTCATAAACTCAGACCGCCAAAGAAAATATCAGCATATAGCATTGAAGATCACCGTAAAATCGTGGAATTCACGAAAACCGGTAAGCCCGTATACCGTATCTTTTACTTGCTGATATCCACAGGCATGCGCTTTGGAGAAGCTGCTGCGTTGACGTGGGACGATGTCGACCTCGAAGCACGCACGATCAAAATATCGAAGACAGCAGTCAGTATCCATGGCAGCATGATAATCCAAGATCGGCCCAAGACGGACGATAGTGTACGTGAAATTGTCATTCCACAAATAGTAGGCATATGGCTTAAATCAATTTACAAGTCTCAGGACCATGATCTGAACTATCGAAATCTGGTAATGCCAAATATGAACTACAACATCATAAACAGCGCTAACGCTATACACCATTGGCGAAAAGCATGCGCCGAAATGGGTATAGAATATAGCGGTATGCATGCGTTGAGACATACCTGGGCAACCAGAGCCTTAGAACAAGGCATTGATGTGAAAGTCGTAAGTGAGATGCTTGGCCATAAGAATATAATCACGACTATGAACATCTACCAGGACGTCCTCACATCACAAAAAGAAAAGGCAGCGAACATGATGGAAAGTTTATACTAGCACAGTTGTTGCACATGTGGTGATAGAAGTGCTGAAATATAAACCATTACATGTTTCACTTCCTGTTCAACGTATAATAGTAGCAAGATGTAGCACAAATACTAAGCAGTAAGTTGTTTCAACGGTTTAAGCCGTGTCTACCGTTTCCCTTCGTGCTACATCTTTTTACGTTAGTTTAGGCTTTGTGCGGTATTTATGCACAAAATATGCACAGGTGTGTGCTAAATCTGATGTCTAACCCACATACTATCGGCATAACAATCAACCAAGGACTTTCCTTTTTCAATTCGAGTTCCGTCCGCTTTAAGCATCGCTATAAAAGTTTCTTCGCCAACTTCGTTCAATATCTTTTTTCCGGCATACACTTCCGCAGTTCGCAAATAGTCTCTTTCTGCTTTTGAAAATTTTGCCTCTGTGGTTCTACCCCAATCGTTGTCGCTTGTAGGGTCAAACAACTTATCCTGTTCTGCAAAATATCTGCTTTTTAATTTTTTCCCTTGAGGGGTTCTATCGAATTCGTCCCCGTAATCTATGCCCATATTATAGAGCGTGTTTCTAAGTTGCTTTCTTTTTAGTTTCTCCTCTTTTGCTTGCTGTTTTTCGGCTTTTCTTATAGCTCTTTTGCTTTGTTTATTGATTCTCGTCCCATCGGGATTCTGATACCGCCTAACTCCCCAGTGCATTCCTTTGATGCCGAAATGAGCCAAATATGAGTTTGTTCGTTGTATTGCGTAATAATTCATGTCATCCTCAATCTATAAATTTAAGCCGGCGTGGAAAATGTTAGTATATTGGGTAAAGTTTAGCTAGCAAGTTAATTCCAACGTTATTAATCAGGAGGTCCACACCGGCTCAAATATCACTTATCAGCGAGCATGTCCTGTATCTCGTCTCTCGTCTTTTTCATTTGCTCGACGTGATTCCCGTCTATAAAGTGATTGACAATATCAAGCATCGTCTTGAGTTGGAGACGGCTGTTAGCATCAAGCTGCTGCAGCGTTTCGAGATCTTTCTTCTCATGCTCCTTTATAGACTTGATGGCTTTCTCATGCTCTTCGACTGTAGTTTTCAACTTATATGCAGGGCTGATCCACTTGTACAACACCCCGCTGGCATTACCGATCAGTACGATCCCAGCAAGGATCGTTGTAATTATTCCCCACCATGTCATTTAATCAACACCTGCTTACCGTCATAAGCGCAAATATAAGTGCTTTTGCCCTTCTTTAACCAGATCTCACCGTTCTTGCTGACTACAGCAGTAGGAATTACGTGAGTTCCTTCCTTGATCAATACTTCTTTGCCGTTCTTGGTAACTTTCTTACTGTGTTTAGAAGGGCCGGTTCTGACGTGCAGTGTGGCTTTAGTCGTGTAAGCGTGTCCAGGCTTATAGGATGAAGCATTTGGCTTCTTAGGCTTGGCGTCGCCTACAAAAGTGTTGTAAAATGCCTGATGGATCTTGATCGGAGTTACTCCAGGGATCCGCAGTACCCATGCGCCCTTCGAGTTTTTCCTCCATCCACTTCCGCATTTCTTGATTTCTTTAGAAAATCCGCAGGATACATGCAGATGGTTGCCTGTAGCATTGCCGTTACGACCCTCACGGAAGCACTTGCCTCCCTGACGATAGACGTGGCCTGCTCCACCCATCTCTTTATTATCCTGGTGTTCGATCATCAAATATAAATAGCCCTTGCCATAAGGCATATCGACCTTTTCTCTTGATCTCATCCAAATGGCGTGTGAAGCTTTAGTGTATTTCCTCAGGACAACCATGTCACAAGGAGCATAGAACCAGTCTCTGCCGGTATCGCTGCCCACAAGATCTGTTGGGTAGTCGTGAGGGGAACCAGTTGAGCATCTTCTATGTGCTCTGCCCTGGTTATATGCTGCGCTGACCCTATGTGACTTCATAGGGAATAATGCTTTTTGCATAGTTGGTCCTCGCTTTCTGTCAAATATAATTAAACGGGCCGAAAAGAGGTTTAATATTTAAGGGTTTAGTAGTCTTTAGGGAAGGGCAAAGATTATGTTTCTATGAGATCGGCCCGTTTAATTGCTAAATATAACTTACTGTGGAAGAACCTCGTCGTCTTCCGGGTCTTCCTGCAGTTCGTCCATTCCTTCTACCGCTTCCTGAAGCAGTTCAAGACCATGCTTCTTTACGATAGGCTTGAGGACATTCTGGAAATATACGTTTCTTGCTGAGACGTTGTTGTCTTTCCAGGCAGTAAAGCCTGATACAAGACCGCCTACGATCATTGCAACGTATGATGCACTTACGCTGTCTGTTGTCATAGCAAAGAATATAAGCGCCATGACTACCACGATAGCTCCTGCGATCATGAGTTTACCTTTAAGACCTTCACTCATCTTTATCTACCTCCAATCTGATAGCTTCCATTTCAAAATTTCCTTCGTATGGGTCTCCTGATGAAATATCAAGATACCAGCCTTCTTCGGGCATCCCTTTATAGAGATACGCGATATGGCCTTTTTCAAATTGCTTGACCTGATTTGGTATACGTTCAAGAGCCTTGCGAAGTTCCAAAACAGTCAATTTGTCCATAAATATAACTCCTACTTCATATACTTCTTTTTATTAGTCTTAGCGCAGATCCAGCGAGCTTTATCTTTTGACACCTTGATCCAGTATCCACCGTTGCCTGTCTTATGTACTTCATAGGCTGTAACCTTCTCACCCTTCTTCCTGTGGCCTACGATCTTGTTCTTGGTCGAATGTCCGGAACGAACATTCATGTTGTCGAGCAGTGTATAGGTCTTGCCTTTGGAATATGGTGCCGGCTTAGGTGCTGGTTTAGGTGCTGGCTTAGGTGTAGGGGTAGGAGCAGGTTTTGGCGGAGCAATGGTAACTGGAATCGGCATGATAGCGAAACGCCATTTACCCTTGCTTGCCTTGCGCTTCTTGATTACGCCGTTGTTGATCTTCTTACCTTTATATGTGCCCTTGACGTTACCATCGACAGTCCAAATATAACCGTTCTCGATCTTGAGCAGAGCACATGTATGGCTGAGACCCTTGGCGCCTTGGAAGACAATAACAAACTTACCGGCCTTGGCTGCTGCCTGAGCCTTCTTGATGTCCTTGGTCCAGTCGACCTTACCTAAGCCTTTGATGTTTGGTTCGGTCTTGAGCCATTTGGCGTAGTAAGTCGTGTTCCAAATATAACCCTTTTTAGGCACACAATTCTGGTAGCCCGCTTTGATCAGGTGATACTGGACAAAGCTCGCACAATGCCCAGCAACACCATAAGAAAAGAACTTGGTGAAATATCCGTTTTTCTTGATACCGGCATAACCAAGTTCTCCTAAGAGTTGTGTGTATATGTTTGAATAGTTGTTTTTCTTTTTCTTTGACCTCGACCTTGAATCAGTAAGACGTTTGTCGTTCTGCATGTTGGTGAGGATTTGTTTGGATGTTAGCATTTAGATCACCTTCTTAAGCTGTTCTGTGCCAAATATAAACTGCCTTGTATGGTGGCATATTCTTATCGGTTCCGTCGACTCCGACTGTCGTAGATGCAGCAGTCTGGCTTCCTGCATAGTTAGTATATAATGTAGTATTAGCTGCGTCATTAGCACCAACACCCGATCTATTACCAGAAGCACAGTAGTTAGAGCCGTACTTAGAGCCAACAAGGTTGTGTCTGTGATAGGTGTTAGTCGTATGATGGTGACTTACAACTACCGCATCTTTACTACCATCCTCAGCACCGAGGGCGTATAAGTTGCCTGCGCCAACGAGGAATCTGTCAGTGATAAGTTCCCAGGTTCCACCCCATTGATAGTGTGGATCGAACCATGTTACTCCGAGGTTAGCGAGGTCCTCAACAGTTGGCTCTGTCTCACCACTTGGAATGGCATTAGGGAGCGACGTCTCATAAACCGAGCCTACAGGGTAGAAGAGGTTGAATATGTTTTTAAACGCCAAGGAGCTATTAACAAACACGGCTTCCATACCACATTTAAAACGCCCATTTGGCGGGATGTCATCATCGTTTGCAGGCGTTCCAAATGCCACTTCTTTTCCGCCTTTTTTGAAGTCGATGGTAAAAAACGCAGTTGAAATATAATCGTTTAAAGAGCTTGTATTATTGTCTGAATCTACAACAGACACCATAACATCATACGTTGAATCGGTATCAACATTACCACCAAACGGTCCTATTTCAAAGTTGACATTTTTGGTGCTTTCTGACTGCTCTTTTGTGGCTGTTTGAGGACTATAGCCTGTAGCATCCGTCCAATCGCTAGCCCCGACTTTTCTGTATTTAGCAGAGAGAGTTCCGACATTTTCTAATGTACCAGACAATGTGTATGAACCAGTTATGAAAATATATTTGCCTTCGTCGTCTTCTCCACCAGCTTTTGTGCTGCTCCACCTTTTTGATGTTATAGAATTAATATTAACTCCATATCCATATGCCCAAACAGCATATATAGTTATCGGTGTATCGCTTGCTATGTTCGTAGTAATTCCAGGTTTATACGTTGGCACTGATGCAGTTTTCGATCTTGCCCAGCCAAGGAATGTATAACCTTCTCTCGTTGGCTGATCACTTGATAGCGTGATATAATTTCCAGCATATGCCGTTTGTGTCTCTGGCGCATTAGTTCCACCATTCGCATCATAACTCAATGTCCATTGTTCAAGAGATGGGATTGTTAAGGTTTTAGAGGCGGTCGAAGTACTGTTTGAATATGTAGTATCCGCGCCCGATGAGCTGTTAAATCGATCCCAACTTGGGCATGAGAGCGCGAAAGACAAGCTTACAGTCTGTGTCTCAGCGGTTTTAGTAATTACCAAATCGTCTGGAAGCGCCATGTATGGCGTATAATCCGGCCAACAGTCTGTCTGATAAGAAGTTAAATCTGGAGTTATGTTTCCAGAAGCAAACCCCCATCTTCTGGCATTTACCCATGAATTGAATGGGATGCCCATATAATCATCTGCAACAGAAGATTTCGTCCATTTGGTTTTACCAGTTTTAGTTACACTTCCAAGTTTTGCCGTAGCCGTAATATTTGAATTGCTTAAGTATGTACCACTAGCATTATAAACAGAAAACTGATAAGTTCCACTCATCGCCTGAATACCACCATCAATAAATGATATTGTATACGTGGTAGCCGTTTCACTCACCGTATATTCAGCCCATGCTCTCCAACAAGACTGAACGGTTGCTCCATATATTAATGCCATTATTCTCCCCCTTTCCACTTTAACTGAAGATTCTGATTATCTCTAACATTCCAAGCCCATAAACCTTGCTGTGTTGCAGACTCTCCAACTAGCATCTCTTTCAACACAATGGTTTTATGTATCACAAGTCTATCCTTGGTAATAGACGCTACCGTATTAGCAGTATCTGAATTCGAACCATATTTAAAATTGATTCCCGTTCCGCCTATTTCTGTTTCGTAATATTCATTAGAGTTATACGATGAAATATGCGCAGCATCGTCAGACCATTCGAATTTTCCGTAAAGCGAATTCTTATCTAATTTGTCGTCGGCTGCATCTTGTATGGCAGCATTAACGGCGTCATAAGAAGGGTATTTTGCATCGGTGTACGTTTTAATATTTTCAAAAACTACATTACCTCGAAACTCAACATGCTCAGCCTGTATCTTCACACTATCCGCCGACTGGTTGATGGTGGATTTGATCGTGTCGACTGGAAGGATGTCTTCGTAGCCGTGAGAAGTAAGTTCGATAGACGTATCGACTGTCGGCGCACTCTTTACTGTACCGCGAATATAACGCCATACTTGATTGGTGTTCTCGTAGTATTTGAGGAATACCGTATCCCCAACCGAGCATTCAAGCGCTCCGGACGTTACTCCGAAAGTATTGTTAGCTCCTTCAGCAGAATATGCTTTGAAGTTAGCCCAGGTGGCTCCGCTTGAGTTGCTTGAAACGAGATATCTGTGCGACCTGATTTTTTCAACGGTTGAAGATATGTTATCGGTCGTTATTTTAATAGCGGCTTTAGCGGCGTCGACCTGTGTGTCGGTGTATTTCTCGAGATCTTCTGGCGCTGGAGTCCAGTCGGTGGCTTTGGTGCCTTTTTCAAGTTTGAAATGCCTAAAATGAGCAATATATGCATTTGACTGACTTGCGCTTGCTGACCATACCTGCACTATTGCATATGTCGTTTCTTCGGATGCCGTGAATTCTATGCTATAACGGTTCCAAATACCTCCGTAAGCGCGTCCAACGTTTTCAGCGTCACCAGACCCTATTGTTAAGAAAACAGGTACATCTGCGCCACCAGTTTGTCTGGCCACATCACAGGAAAATACATAATGCTCCCCGGTTTTGAGAGTCGGGAAGTTTACCTTTACGTAACGTGAGCCACTGGCATAATACAAGCCTTCGCCGTCCAATTTAGTTGAATTGTACAAAACGACAATTGATTCTTTAAAAACGTCTAACTCAGGGTTGAAGTGCTCAGACTCCAATATCAAATTCCTCCCACCAATTTGCAGATTATTAAAATCGGTTTTGGTGGTATAAGTCTCTGATACTGATTGAGTTATACTGTCAGCTTTAGCGTCGATGGCTGTGTTGCGGTCGGTAACTTCTTTAGCGATCTTGCCGTCGGTATAAGACTTGACGGTTGTCTCAACAGTTGACACTTCCCCACGAATCCCAGTAGCGGTAGTCGACAGTTCAGATTTGGTGGCGTATGTGGTTTTGACGGATTCAAGTTCGGACTCGAAATCTTCTGGAGCTGGAGTCCATTCAGATTCTATTCCACCTCGTTCAAATTTGAACTTGTTAACCCTCATTGATGAGTTCTTATTCATGGCTGCCAAATAAACACGTACTTTGCTGCAATTATCTGGCGTAGTGATACTTCTAACGTATTTTCCAGTTTTTGTGAACTGTTCATAAGGCCCAAAAGAGCTCGCGAATGCCGAACTTCCTATTACATGGCCATCTGAATCCCATCCGCCGATACCAGTACGACAAGTTCCAGTAATATCAAGAACATTAAACGAGAAGATGTATTGAGTTCCTCCTTGAACCTCTATATCCTGATAAATACCCCATGTTCCGCCTGTCAAATTCGTAACTGTAACATCATCATCGGTATAATTGACTTGAACGTTCGAGGCAGATTCTGATTTAAACCCTTTTAGATTGTAAGAGCCCAATGCCAGATTTTTACCAGCCCCTGATGCCGCCCCTAATAAAGAATCTATATCAGTCTTATAGTCTTCATAAACCGCGATGTTTGTAACCCAGAATTTATCATCAGCCGAGTTATAGTTCCACAAAAATCCAACCCTACAATATGCGGTTCCTGGGGGGAACATACCATACTCATTTAAACCAGAATAGTCAGTCCCCTCAAAATATCCGACATAATGCTTCCATTCGGTTGGAACTTTTTCATTAATAATTCCTGAATATTTATAATTTGCGCCAGAGTTACCCTGCGAAACGTAAGTACCCGCAGGCTTTTCGCCTCCTGTATAAGGCGCAGCTAATGTTATAGTGTTGTTTTCCTTATCTATAGCGCTGTCATCCTGCCATGCTGAGTATATATAATTCCGGCTATACGTCTCAGGTGGGTATTGATAGCCAAATGAATTCTTATAATCCCAGAATGTTATCATTCGTTGATGACCTCCAGTGCCATACGTTTTGTAATTTGAAACGTCAGCGAGATGAATCACCGTATCTCCCTTTTTAAGATCCTGAGTTAATGTGGTTAATGTTCCGGCGTGGAACATTCCGTGTGCGGCGGTTATTGCCATCTTATCGACGTCATAAAACATAAGCATGGCATACATAGTCCCGGCATTATTTTGAGATTTCATGTCGAATTCAAACCTATACCGTTTACTTGGATCGACTGGGAAAAATTCATCAGTGCCTATGGTTGTATACCCACCATCTCTTGTAAACGAACCAGGAGACGAATTAGAATTGGCCCCATCAAACACCCATCTGGAGAAATTAGTGTTATCGCCCATAAGCCCATTACCATTAGTAACGAGCTGTTCTCCTCTTGATACGGCTTTACTGTCTATTTTATTAGCCAGCTCCTTGGCGTCGGTTCCCTCTTTCTTCGCCGCAGCCACAGCAGCGTCGTTAGAGGTTTTATACGCGTTAAATGTCGTATTCTTTGTGTAGGTCGTTCCTACTTCGGTCTTAAACCCTTCAACATTCTGCGAAAGCGTGCTGTATTTGCTCTCGATATCAGTCTCGTTATCGTCGACTTTCTTCGTTAAACTCGTAATTGAAGCTTTATTAGTATTCGCCGTGCTTTCAACCGTATTGACCTTTTCGCTCAGTGTACTTACAGTAGACCCATCGGCTTTAGTTTCAACTGTAGACTCCAAATCGCTGATTGACCGAGTATGACCATCGACAGTATCTTCTATCGTATTGACCTTACTGCTTAAAGTCGTAACTGTGGAGCTATCCGCCTTGTTATTGACGGTTCTCGTCAGGTTTGAAATATCAGTCTTGTTGCCATTAGCCGTCTGCTCTACAGTATTGACCTTGGAGCTCAGTGTGTTTACAGTTGAACTGTCAGCCTTGGTCTCAACTGTTGAACTGAGCGTTCCAATGCTCCGTGTATGGTTATCGACCGTATCGCTAAGATCATTGAATGCCTGAGTTGACACCTTAGTGCCCATATCAGTCTCGAGCTGAGAGGTTCGAGCCTTATACTCAGTCAGATCAGTATCAGTCTGGTTCTTCCATGTAGTGATTTCAGAGTCGAACTGCTTGATTCCTGAAATATCGCTCTGAGCAGTCTGAAGGTCTCTAAGAGCCTTGGTCACGTCGGAGTCTTTGATCAAAACCCAGCTGTAAGTCGAGCCTGACTTGGTGTAACGGTAACAGAATCCGTCCTTATCAGAGCTGGAATTGACCACATAGTAGACATCTCCGACATGTTTGTCCTTAGTGTCGTTATCTGTCCAGTTTTTAGCCGGCTCGTTGCTGTTGGTAGGCTCCACGGTACCAGTCCAGGACTCAATAGCTCCGTCGATCTGGTCCTGAAGTCCTGCAGCAGTCTCGTTGACGAAAGTTATGGTTGCTGCCTTAGCCTCAAGGTCGTCGAGATCGTCAGATAACTGACCAACTCTCGTTTCAACCTGTCCTGCTTTGGTCTGAGCAGCCTGAGCTTTTGACTCGGCAGAAGCAGCCGCTACATCAGCGTCATAAGCAGCCTGATTAGCCTTTGTCAGACCTTCAGCATAGACTGCCGTGGAGTATTTATCGGTATTATTACTATAGTAGACATGCTGTCTTGTCCAGTAATATCTTCCATTGACAAAAGCCTGCTGTTTGGTATCCCAAGAGCCTCCGGTAGCGGATGTTGGAGACGTCGAGAGATAGTATTCAGGTATAACATTGGTAACACTTACACCGATGTCGCCTTTGTCGCCCTTATCGCCTTTGGCGCCGTCTTCGCCTTTATCGCCTTTATCTCCCTTATCTCCTTTGGCTCCGGTATCGCCCTTGTCTCCTTTATCGCCTTGAGGACCTTGTGGTCCTGTCTCTCCTTGGATGCCCTGAGGACCCTGTTCACCTTGAGGGCCTTGTTTACCCTGGACGCCTTGTTCACCTTGAGGACCTTGTGGGCCGGTTTCACCCTGGATTCCCTGTGGACCCTGAGCTCCGGTGTCACCTTTTTCACCTTTTTCACCCTGGATTCCCTGTGGACCCTGAGGGCCGACTCCACCTTGTTCGCCGTCATCGACTCTGGCAAGGGTTACCTGGGTCTGTGCGATTACTGCCATCAGCTCACCTCCAGTTCACAACTAATAGTTACAGTTTCAACTCCATCATCAGCCTGATAAGTAAGAGTAAAATTCCCCTCATTTTGAAGTTCTACACCATCTTCATACCAGACCAGTTCAGCATTAGCCCCGAAGTATCTGGCAAGCTGAGTTTTGTTCTGGATCACCTTATCTCCGACTGTGACGGTCGCTGTCAGAGTAGTAGCGATCTTCTTGCCTTTGTAGATCGTTCCGTCTGACGGCACAAGAGTTATTATTGCCGTAGAGGCAGCTTCTGAATCCAGCATAAACGTCCACTGGACATCCGCCAATACTTCTGATGTCAGCTGTTCATCAGAGGTAAGTTCTTTCCTGCGGTTGGCAAGTATTCCAGTGAAGTTCCTACTTCCTCTCGTCATTGAAGGGTTCGTGCCGCTGCTGTCTTCAGCATAGATGATCCATGTGTAAAGCACTCTTCGTGCTGCGACCTCTGCAAAGCTTGAAGCCAGATCTGCTACAACCTGTGAAATGCCGGAGGTCTGTATCTTATAATCTCCAATTGTCGCTTCCTGACGTTTGTTAGTCTCGGACGTCTTGAGTTCGAGGATCCTGCCCTGAACATACAGTTCGCCAGCGTCATCTACGACATAAACTCTATCGCCTATACCTAATCCTGCCGGTAATTCAGCGATGTCAACCTCATAATTAACTTCAGGCTCACGAACCTTCTTAAGTTCTTTCAGCGCCGCCTGAAACAGATCCTCCTGCTGAGATACTTCTGTCGAAAAGGTCCTGAAAATATGACCGCTTTCGGTCCTGAATCTATGCCAGTTCTCGAGAGCCTTTCTGGAATACAGAACTCCGCCCTGAACGTAGAAATCCCCATCGTCGTAATCATATCCAACCAGATTAAGCGAGTCTGACCCAGTCGGAATCAAAGCCGTTGCTAAGTTGGATGCAACTCTCTTGACTTTGATGTTGTTGAGGTTACGCCCAATACTCAGCATTTCATAAGTGTCGATTCCGCGCTTCTTATGGATGTTGACAAACTTGTCCGTCAGGGTCATACCTTTGATCGTGAAAGAATATGACAGTTCACACTCGAATGTAGCTGCTATAGAGTTGAGTCTGTCAGTAACGGTCGAGGTGTCGGTCCATGCCAGAGCTCTTGTGTCGTAAGGTATTTCATTCAAGCCGATCTTGAACCCGGCTTTGCTGACGAAGTTTAAAATATAATCAGCGGCAGGCATATAACTGCCTGGATCGTACGGGTCGGCTATGTCATTGAGCAGATCCAGACCAAGATCTTCTGCGTAGATGCTTATCGTCTTCCCCTGAATATCGATTTCACTCTCAATTATAGTGAAGCAGTCAGTTACGTTGTTCTGAGTATAGGTCTTGGTTATTGCGTCCTCGCCTTCATCCCCATCGGGGTCTGAAGAACTGACATACCGTAAAATATAATTCCCGGCATTAGTCAGTTCTTCAAGTTCTTTGCGGTTATCTTCGTTAAACGACACCTCAACGTCGAACGAGCTTATATGCTTTTCTACAGATTCGGTCTTAGTGTCACTTACTATGACAAACTGACTGTCAAGGCTTGTTGTAGCCACGCCCTGAACAGTAAAAGACCTGTCAGCAAAATATAGAATCATATAAACACCTCTCTGTAACGCATTCTAAATGTCATTTCAACGTGCTCCCTAATATACCAGACATTAGGGTCCTGGTTGTACGTTGCTTCTGTAACCGCTGTTTCGATGTAGTCATCGTTTTGTTTCTTATAATACTTAGTCGTAGCAGACCAACTGTCTGAATGCAAACACTGTCTGTATACCATAGGGTCCTTAGCCCATTCTGAATAGTAAACCTTGATCTGGTTAAGTCCTTCATCCAAATATAACTTATCCCAGTCATTACCCAATGCACCGTATCTCTGAGCTTTAAGGTTGTTCAGGAGTACTGTAGCAGTATTGCAGTCTACGATGAGCTGGTCTGAAGGGTGAAATATATTAAGCTCTTCTCTGTCATGTATTCCGTTCTTTGTGAACTTGGCTTTGGTTATACCCTGCCATGTAAGATGCGGAATATCCCGATAAGTATAGAACGCTATCGCCACTTTCTTAGCGACAGTATAAGACGGGGTTGCAGTTGTGACAGAAGACATTTCGGATCTTCCTGAAACTGTCTGAGGTTTATAAGTCCAGTATTTATACGATTGCCGTTTCTTTACCTTAACAACTTTCCCCTTTTTATTCTTAACAACTTTTCCTTTTTTATCCTTTTTAGGAACCCATACGTTCTTGTATGCTGTCTCTTGTTTATCCTTAACTTCTGTCGTCGTATCAGGGACCTTGGTCTCGAACGAATATGTTATAAGTCCTGTTTCCGGATGCCTTGACATCCCAATGGTAAACATCTGAGTATCAGCGTATTTAACAAATGCGGCAGATGCAGAATTATCACCATACTGTCTGTCGTTCTGGAAACACCTGACATAAGCATTGGTAGCGTTGTTATCGTTCTTGACTACTTCCATTCCAGAGATTATTCGGTTATTGGCATCTAAAACATAGAGACCCATAATACCTCTTTGGAGGTTGTAGTTAGGAGCGTTACCTACACAATATTTACCGGAAACTTCAAAGTTAAAGCCTATAGCTCCGACATCTCCATTTGAATCTGCTGGAATATCCCTTGTGATGACAGGGCCATGCCAACCGGTGTTAGCCACAAAGCCCGGGGAAAGGTAATACTTATCCGGAGCCATTGGGATGTAGACAGGCAAGCTTGCAGCCTTCAGATTCTTATTTCCAACATTGCAGTTATACTCACCGGAAGATGAAACATAGAACTTCATTCCTCCATAAGTCTGAGTTCCGCCATTGAGTTCGCTGAGGGTTACGTAAAGGTCTACGTTCTTAGTAGTCCCCTTGCTCCAGGTCGTACCTGTTCCGATGACGGTTACAGCGTTATCGTTGCTGCCTGTTGTTATATGGGCAACGATTTGAGTTCCGGAGTGCTTATACGTCTTCCACTTATGCTTCTTACCGGATCTGACTTTCTTCTTATAAGTCGCTCCATTCTTCGGTATAGTATCTCCAGTTCTTTTTATACTGATTTTGAATTTCAGCTTACAACTGGTTGCAGTCCTCTCGTAGACTTTCTCAAGAGCGACTGAACAGGTAAGACCGTGCTCGGATTTGGTCCATGCAAGCATTGGTTGAGAAGTTGTTATCTGTCCATATACAACATTCTCTCTTAACACTTCATTGAATTCGCCGTCTTTCGTTCTGACCTGTTTTGTATAGTATTCGGTATCGGCCGTAAACGATTCCGCTCTTGTATAAGTAGAGAAACCATCAGTCCCTTCTTTGCGGGTATAATACTCGCCCTGTGAGAAGTTGGCTTCCGTTGGAGTTGCAGGCCAGTAAACAGCATTAGGCCCACCACCATTGATCCATTTAGCCTCGACATCTGCACTGTAGTTAGTGGATCTAGTGAACTCGCTATCGATAAGGGTCTGCTCGTTATCAGCCTTCTTTACGATGTTGTCTATGTCCGGATTACCGAACTGAAGTATGTTCGCGTTATCATCTACGAACGCTACATACCCGCAAGACCCATTCTGACCAAGGTCTTCATTGGCATTACCGGAGATGTCATCTTCTTCAGGATTTGTATCAGACGACAAATCACTTTGAGCTTCTTCCGGAATATACTCCGGGTCCTCGAAGTAATACCAGTCAACATTTTCATCGTATTTGTCAGCCTCTTCGATTTTAAGAGTGTAATACATATCTGGCTGGAATGAATCTTCATCGACTTCCTCAGACAGAATATAAACTACAGCATCAGGGTCGTCTGTAAATTCCTCATCCCCATCTTCAGGCTCACTCTCATCAGCCAATTCACGAACTTCCTCATAGGTGTAATAAACAGCGTCCTCTGAGTATGCCGTCGCAAGAGTTGGGACGATTGACAAATATGTATCAGTTTCGAATTCTTCCTCATCCAGAGCAACACCTTTATACGCATAGACTTTCGCCTTCTCATATGCGACTTCCTTACCATCTCTTGCATCGGCGTAAATATCGGTCTTAGTCTTACTGTAGAAATCGACTTCAAAGGTCGGGAATGACTTGTAGGTGCCGTCGTAATCGACCATGAATAAAGGATAGCCGTCTTCATCAAGTTCAGGCTCAGCCAGATACTCAGTTGTAGAGTATTTGAACGGGTTTGAGCAGTAACAGTCGAACGTTCCTGTTGCTACGGCGTTGTCTGAAGCTACTCCAACTGTTATTGAAACCTCAACGTTTGTGAAGGCGTCTACGTAATAGAATCTGCCAATCTCGTCTAAGAATGTTACCCGAACACCTTCCTGATCCAGTATGGAATTAAGTTCCTCAAGCCTTACAAGTAAATCGTCAGTATCGTACCCTTCGATCGCAAAAGACACTGTAATGGTTCTTGGGGCATAAGTCTTCCCTTTATAAATAGAACCGTGCCGATTATTAACCGACACGGCTTCTATATCGGAAGCGAGGGATTCTCTTCCAGCGACCCCAATCGTTGTATAGCCGTCTACGAGCGCTTCAATGTACGACCCGTTGATAGCCATAGATTTTTTAGTCATCATTTTGAAATTTTTCCCTCCTTATACAAGTCCTAACTGACGATTGTTTCTAGCCTGAATCTTGTCCAGTTCGTCCTGAGTGTAAGTAGCCGTTGCACGTGCAACTTCACGCCCGTCAAGCGTGATCGGGGCTTCAAACTTGTAAGTTCGATTAGCCTCTGCTTCAGACTGAATGCTGATTGCGTCTTTAACGCCATTAACTATGGATTCCTTCAGATTCTCCATTGCACTTCTGCTCTGGCTCATTGACGCGCCGACTCCCATTGCATACTGAGAGCTGAACATGCCATTGAGAAGTGATGCCCCGGCTTGTGCCGATGACAGGTCTACTACTGGGGTAATTACAGGATTCATGGAGTCGCTCATCACTTCATTCGCAGCATCTAAAGCACTCTGTAATGAAGACATTAACGTTAGTGCGCTTGATTCAGCCGCATCCTGAAGGTTGGATGATTCACCATTTATACCCTTAACGAAACCCTCTATAGCATATCGACCAACCTTAGCCAGTTCCCTTGAAGGGGACTTTATGCCGAGTTTCTTCTTAAGGTGGGTGAGAACTCTGGAGCCTAAGCCAGCTGCTACGCTGGCAACGTTTCCGCTTGTAAGGCCGTTTATAAAGCCTTGGATAGCGTTCTTACCAGCCTGTAAAAGTTTGCCCGGAAGACCGGCTAAAGCGTCTTTGATTCGTCCAGGCAACTTGCCAAACCACGCTCTTAGGTCACTGTATTTGCTCATGGCGCCAGACTTAATAGCGTTTATAGCACGTTTACCTATGTTAACGAGTTTACCTGGTATGTTGGTTACGGCTGTCAGAATAACAGTTCCGAGTTTCTTAAACACGTCAACGACTTTTCCACGGTTTTTCCACGCGCCATTGGCAAGCGATACGATCATGTTTCCTGCAATTCGTGGGAGTCTGAATACAAGCCCGATAAGCAGGTTAACAATGGCGTTCACTATGTTTTCGAAAGCATCGAGAATCTGATCTTTATGCTCCATGATAGCGGCTGCAAATTTCTCAATTATAGCTATAACTATCATGATAAGACCTTCAACTATCGGCCCCAATCCGTTTGCTATGCTCTCAAATACAATACCGAGTATCTCAAGTAATTTGGAAACTATAGGGCCGACATACTGGGCAATGGCATCAAATATAACAGTTGCTATCTTAGCTATAAGCTCAACAAACTTAGAAACCATGCCGGTTATGCCAGCAATTATCTGGTCCATTATACCAGGCAATGCGTCTATTATTCCCGCAACAAGACCCGCTAAGAATGAGCCAATAGTCTTTCCTATACTTGCAAACACTTTAACAACAGACCCAATATCGTTGATCATGGCGCTCTTTGCGGCTGAAACGGAACGTATAACAATGCTAATAGCTGTTGTGAACGCTACGAGTCCTCCTGATATGGACATGAGCCCCAAGCCAATAAGATTCATAGCGGCCCCAAGTAATAACATAGACCTGATAGCTGGCCCAAGAATAGTGCTGACCATTCCGAACCCGGCTATAACGCCCAGCATTATGCCAAGACCTTTTATCGAAGTTTCCGGATCGAGTTCTCCCATTCTACTTATAGCGGTTGCTAGCAGATTCATAGCAATGGAAAGTCCCATGAATCCTGCAGCTACGCCTAATATCTTAAGTGGAGGCGTAAGGTTTATAGTGGCGATCATTATAGCCATTGTTCCTGCCAATGCTAATAAACCTTTGCCTATCGTAGCCATATCCAGCTGGCCAAGAGTCCCAACAGACTCAGCCAATATCCTTACTCCGACAGCCAGCATAAGCATGCCAGCGGCCATGGATACTACCGATGCTGAGTTAAGGAACCCGAAGCCCTTCTTCAGCTTACTCATTTCAGCCATGAACTTCATAAGGCCTATAAGGCCGCCAAGCATTATACCAAATGCTACACCAACTCCAACAAGACCCCTTGCCAGTTCGTCAGGCTTTAATGCTGACAATTCAACAACCGCATTGCTCAATATCTTTATTGCCCCTGCGAACGCTAGGAGACCTATGGCAATTCCGATAAACTGAGTCTTAAAATTCAGCTTACTTGTTGCCTGACTGAGCCCAAGCAGTGGAATCATCATACCACCGATAAGGGTTATAACACCCCCAAGGCCTTTTATAAGTTCCTCATTGTTTAACGACGCCATTTGAGATACGGCATTCGCTAATATCTTTACGCCTTCGGCCATGGCAAGCATAACAGCGGCCATGCCAAATAACTGACCGCCTTTTAAAGCGCCCATATTGATTCTACTTGCCGCTTCAATAACGCCAAGCATTCCACCCATTAACAAAAGTGTTGCCGCAAGTCCTCTTTTGATTTCACCTTCGTCTAGTTTACCAAGTTCAGCAACGGCTTTTGCTAATATAAGAACCGTACCGGCAAAACCAATCATCAAATATGTCATGGCAAACATGCCGAGCAAATTCGAAATAGACGCTGTAATTTCCTTGATCTTAAACTGCTTTCCTGCGATGCTAGTAAGTTCTCGCATGAAGAACGTTAATGTAATCATTAAAATTTCAATCGCGCCAAGCGATTTTGCTAAGTCCTTTGTAGGGATTTTAGACAGAACATATATCGAAGCCGCCATTATTCCTATTGCAACGGCTATTCGTATTATTGCTCTGGCTTTGATATCTCTTTGATACGCCACAAACGTATCTTTCATTTCGACGAAAGTTTGGTTAACTCTACCAAGCAATCCGGTACGCTTAAACAATTCGTTCTTTAAAATATTCTCGATGTTGCCTTTTATAGACATCATAAGCCGGCCAAGTTTCTTAAAACCTATTGTAAGGGCGGCGAGATGCAACATATTAACAATATCGATACCAGAACGACCTTTTGAAAGCTCCTTGATTTTCCCCATCAAAGCGTCGAAGCCTTCGCTTATCCTTTTTATTACACCTGCGAATTTGTCAGCGCCTTTAGTAGCCAAGTTAGCGGCTCCGAAAAATACGTCGATTAAAGCAGCGCCAATGCCGCCAAGTAAACCCAGTAATCCGCCGCCGGCATTTATTATTACATCTACTAATTTAACTACAAGATCAGCAAATTTTTTAATAATTCCACTCTCAGCCAAATGCTTTGTAAGTTTCTCAAACACGCTTATTCCTAAGGCTGCGACCCTACCTAATAATTTTCCGAGCGCTCCAAAAATCGGCATCAATTGCCCGAATATTTTTTTTAGGTTTTCGCCAATTCGGACCAGTCCAAGCATCGGTCCGTCTTTAAAACTAACAAAGTCACCATCTTTATTTAGATTGTAAAAAGCGCCTCTAATATCATTAACTTTAGCGGCTAAATTGCTGAAAGTCTTATACGCATTTTTAGCAATGCCCATTGTGAGATCATTCATGGCGAATGTCACAGGTTGCAGAACCTTTCTTATGCTGTCGATCAATCCTATAAGTCCGACAGCATCTTTTAAGTTCTTTTTATCACCTATGATTGCGTATCGAATGTTTTCAAATAGACCATTGTTGCCTTCTGATCCGCCAAATAAGTCTCCACCTATTCTTCCCAAAGCAGCTTTAACGTTTGCCATGGCGCCCGTAAACGTCTTATTAGCCTGCGCGGCCTGATCAGCAAACGCCCACTCCATGGCATCGGCAAAAGTTTCAAAGTCTATTTTGCCTTTTGTAACCATGTCGTTGATCTTTTCTTCGGTCATTCCAGACTCATGCCGAACCTCTTTAAAATACTTCGCCATTGTGGCGGCAACATTAAGACCTGAGAAGGAGAATTGCCTTAACTGCTGGGTCATAAGTTTGCCATTAGAAGCAACAGTGGTGAAAATATCAGCGGTACTTGAGAAGTCTCTTCCAGACATTGCTGCCGCACCGGCTATACCCCTAAGATAGCCTTCCATCTTAGACATGTCTTTAATACCGGAAGCACCAAGCATTGATGCAGCCTTAGCGGCTTCGTCCAGGCCGTAAGCAGTACCTTTAACCGCTTTTTGAACCGGCCCGTCTTCGCCCATCATCGCCTCAACATCCATCTTCAGACCTTCCATCTGGAATCGAGCCTGTTCAATGTTAAGCGCTCTTGTCATACCGCCTGAAATCGTTTGATGGGCTATTTTGGTAAATAAGTTAACGGCTTTGTTGGTTAAATTCTGCAAAACCGTTGCCCCGATTATTCCCATTGTCGTGAATCGAGACTCTATGTTTCCGACAGAAGCCTCGACATTTGCCAATGACCCGGAAGCGTTCTGAGCGCCTTTATCAATTTTCCCAAATGACGCACTTCCGCCCATTTTATTGAGGCTCTGGTTGAGGGACTCTATGCTCGCTAATGATTCTTTAACGCCCTGTTCAAACTGAGCGTTATCAAATTGTAGCGATACGACTTTGGAGTCGACTGATCCGCTCATAAGGACATTACCTCCTCATAAATTTCTTCTGCGAACTTATCAAACAGAGGTTGCATAGTTGGGTTAATAAAATCCACACCGCTTACATATGTTCCGCCTCTTGTTCCGTGGCCATACTGAACTAAAAGAACGACGTTATAACCGCCCTCTAAATCGAAATTATGCCACTCTATAGTTACGTTTTTGCCGTCTCTGATTATCTTATAGTCCCATGAAGATGAGGCTCGTCCTGTGTACTTTGGAGTCGCAGAGCGTAAAGCCTCAACGCCTTCCATTCCAACCTGGTTAAGAAGGCCGTCTAGTCTATCTGAAACATTGAACAGCTTTTGCAGCCACGATGTACTGTCTTTCCAGTCACCTTTCGACTTTGTTCCTATAAACATGTATTACCCCTTGGTGTGCATCATCTTTCTTCGAGCTGCGTTAATGTCTCTGTTTCGTGCTCGTATAGCATTTGGAGACATCTTTTTATTCGGCTGAGATTTAATCGAACATATCCTAATCAAAGTAAGAAGCCTGTTAATATGCCACTTCTGGCATTCGAATGGTATGTTGAAACAGGTCATCCAATAATATATCAACTCGGAAGTGATGACTTCCCTTCTACCGCCTTTTGCGCCTTCCTGAGTGGAAAACCACGTCGCCGTAGAAGGGTCTTCTATGTAATCATCGATTTTAGAAATATTATCGGTACTAAGCCTCATGTAAACATCGTCGCCTATGTTTTGAGTAATAGTCATACACTTAATATAGTCAAGAACCTGCTCACTGGTCTTCTTATCGTTGTTCAGAAAAGGTTTATGCCATTTTGCTTCCCACTTTGCTATGGATACTAATGAATGTTCAAGCGTTAACTTTGTGTCTTTGCCATATGAAAATTCATTAGTCCGTTCGTTATAGCTTTCAGCCCCAGGAACAATTATCGTAAGCATCTTTACTTATTGTTGACAGGGAGTGCGGCTTCTGCTTTTTCTCCGGCTTCAGTAAGTCGCTTAACCTCCTCATCGAAGTTCTTAGGGATTATGCCGTTCATAAACCTTGATGCGAATTCAGCATCTGCGGCGAGATCCAAATATAAATCTGAGAAGGCCTGAGTCTGTGAGAATTCTTCTGACAGCTCTGCGCTTTTCTTAAACGTTCTTCCGTCTGCGCTCTTAACGCCGTAAGCCTTAAGAATGATGCTTTCGAAAATCTTTATTAGTTCTTCGCCGTCATCTGCATTCATAATTCTTTCAACGTACTTATCGTAACCGTCTTTAGATGAAAGCTGCATCTTCATCAGTTCTGGGGTTGAAAGATGGAAGTAAAAATCTTCAGTTCTCTCATTACCATTGAAATCTGTATAAGTTCGCGTATCTTTAAACATACGTTACTCCTTTCTCGAATTAAAAAATATAAGGGCTGTAAATGTTACAGCCCTTTAAAAGCTATGCGGCTTTAAAAATTGAATAAACTTCGTCTGGAAGAGGAAGTCTAGCATCTTCATACTGGCCTTCCTGGCCTTGTTTAGCAACTCTTCCATAAAGAATATCTTCAAGATCCTTAAGCTTAGCTTTAGCGTCCGCTGTCATCTTAGTCGTATCAATTGTAAGAATTGAAGTTGATTTGTATTCTTTATTATCAATTGGCGCGACTTTTACAGGGGTCGTTGTAACTTCCCATGAGAAAGTGATAGCCTCAGGTGAATCGTTGATCGTCTGATAAGCTCTCTCTGAAGGTGAAGCAGTGCCTCCATACAGAAGATGAAGCTTATAACCACGATCATCGCCCTTTTCGGCATCTCCAACTTTAGTCCTGTAAGAAAGACCAAATGTCGATCTTGTCTGCTGACCGATCGTAACACCGGCAAGTCCGCCAAGATCAGCACTTCCATCACAATCCATCCACTCATCAGGATATGTGTACGCTTCAAGTGTTGCGCCAAATTCCTCAGCGGATCTAAGTGACAGATACTTAATATTATCAGCATACAGAGCCGTTTCTTCCGCTCCGGAAGGGCTTTCTGAAACGCTCGTGATACCGTTCCATGCTACACCATTTCCATAACCCTTGGATTCTTCAAGGACCTTGTTGTAAAGTACGGCATGGTCCACACCAGTTTCGTACATTTTGTCTGAGAGTTTCTCATCCCATTTAAGATCTGTAGCCATGTATCCTCCTTAATAGTAAATTCTATAAACATCGTGATAGAGATTGTCTGCTTTAAATCGTCTATCATGAGAACAATAAGAAAAGCGATTTGAAAGTTCGCCAATCAAATCGCTTTCTACATCTTTGTAAATGTGAGTTATTGAATACTGCGCATAATCCAAATACGGAACGTTATCCGCTTTCATAGAGGCAACAGTATCGAGCTCATAAACAATACAAGGATAACTAAGTTTTACTGTTTCAGGAGGCTGGTAATACACTTTGTTACTGCCTAGAACCTCGCATAATTTCTCATGCAGTTCTAATCGATCACGCATTGTACAAACCTCCTATATTGAGAATCAAACGAGGGTACTCAACGGTAACATTGTTGATCTTCCACAACGAGCCCATGTATTCTATGTATCTCATTGCGTGGAAATGTTCGTTGGCATACGGATCGGCCACTATGCTTATCTCGTTACTGATGTTCGGGCTATCGTTAATTCCTCCTGTCGAGTCCAACTTTCTCAAGTTTCTGACGACATCGCCATAATAGTAACGTTCGACAGGGGTATCGCTCCACACACCAGGAGAGGTTTCTTTAGTGTCCGCAAACCCTATCTTCCCATAAAACTTAGCCATAATTTACTCCTCATTTTGAATTAAGCAGAGTGTTCCTTTGAGTATACTTTTGTGGCTGTAGTGCCAACGAGATACGTAAGCGCTACAGCATTAGTTTCGGATTCAACCTCGGCAGAAATAGGAGTATACTCAACGTTGTTAACATCGATTACACAACCCTTGTGGAACGCATCGGCCAGTTCTTCAGCTGAAAGAGCTGAAGCTTCAGCAACTGTAAGAATTGTAACTGCGACATACTTGTCTTTTGCATCCTGGAAAATTTTAGCCATTATTACTCTCCCTTCTTGATAACGATAGCTGAGAACGGTTTAGTCAGGCAACCTGAGCATCTAGTCTCGATCAGGTACTTCTGCTGGTTGTAGTCGATGTCAAAGTCGTCAAACATGTTGATTGAACCACCCTTATCAGCACCAACGTTATAGTCCTTAAGGTCGAGAGCAACGCCATAAACGTCGTCCGGAACGATTGTGTCAGGAACCTTAACAATCTTGTTGACTGCACATGCAAGTGCAACCTCGTTAAGATCCTTATACATTCTCTTCTTATCGCCATCCTTGATCAGAAGCAGCTCAGTAACCTTGGAGTTAGCCATGAACAGAGTCAGATTGCCTGAACCTTCATAGTTGTTCTGAGCTCTTACACATTCGTCGATGAACTCTTCCGGCTTGAATTCGGCCATCGTGCTTTCCAGCTTATACAGGGACTTTTCGTTAACAACAGGAATGATGTTTGCTTCTGAGATCTTATCCTCTGCCAGCTGAGTTCTGCCATCACCGAAGATGAACGCTCTAGCCAGTTCCTCATCCAGCATCATTCTCATTTCAGCCTTAAGCCATGAAACTACATCGAAAGAAGTAATATCGATGATATCGTCTCTGTCCAGCTTCTGCTTCTTATAAATTGTTGTAGGAGATACGCTTCTCTTAAGCAGGCCGAATACTTCTTCCTTCTTCAGCTTACCCTTCTTAGCGTAACCTTTAGCTCTGGCGTCATCCTCTCTCAGATCAGCAAACATCATCTTGATTCTGCTGAATGGTGAGTGGTGTACACCGTTCATTACTACGTTTACCCAATCGTCCGGCTGCCTTTTGAGGAAATCAGGCGGAGTGTTGAGCAGGTGGTCTTCTGGGAAGAGCCAATCGATGTTCTCGATTCCGTATTCATCGGCGTGGGCAAGAACGCCTTCCTTAAGGCTTCCGAGTCTTTCTCCATCTGTAAATATAGCTTCCATCTCGGAATGGCTCAGTGTGTCGCTAGGCGTCGTTTCTGGATCGAACACATTGTATTTCATAAAATCAATACCCTCCATATCATAATGCTCTACATCATCGTAGTCTTCGTCATAGTATTCTTCTTCGTCGTCGTAGTCTTCAATGAGGTCTTCATCGTCTACGAAATCATCGTCATAAACTTCATCATCTACGAGATCTTCGTCATACGGTTCATCGTAGTCTTCGTCATAACCTTCGTCGTAGCCTTCATCGTAACCTTCACTATACCCTTCATCAGAATGCGCTACATCACCGTAGTCTTCATCATACTCATCGTATGCTCCAGCATTCTCGTCAAGGGCGTCTTCAACGGCTTCTCCGACCAAATATGCAACAACCTGCTGCTGCTCATCAGTCATTTCGTCAAATATCTCCTGTACGTACTTTTCGTTTTCGTCCATGCCAGTCTCCTTTGGTTCGTATCTAACTTCGTCAATAAGTTCTTCAGCATGTGCCAATTCAAGAGGCTGGTCCATATAAATGTAAGCCTCATCAACATCAGCATCGTCGCCATGCTCTAATATAGGGAAATCAATATATGCACCGCGGTTTGCACCTGCCAGAACCAGACTTACTTCTTTAATGGAGCCATGGAGAACGTTTCCTCCCTGCTGCTTAAGATTATTAGCATAGATGGAAAGCGATCTAATATCGCCATTTCGAACCTGTTCCTTTGCGTCTTGGCCTTTTGCTGTGTTATTGAATTTGCCGTAGCAATAAACGCCATCGGGCCTGTTTTCAAGCAAAGCGTGGCCAAGAACGCTGCTAACATCGTTATGTATGTGCTGGTACACGAGAGGAACGACTTGCCCATCGTTCTCTACAAATGCATCGCGTCTAATGGTTCTTCCGTCGGAGCACTTAATATTGTTTCGCGTAGCATAGCCACTGAAATCATAAGTTTCCCCCATTTTGAATTTTCCTTTCTATTCCTCATATTCTTCTTCGTACAACGGCCCTTCTGCCTTATCGTATTCAGTAGGATTAAGATTGCTGTTACGCAATTCATCAGCCTTAGGGTCATCCGAAGGTGGCAATCCAATTACCTGACGAATCTCATTAGATGTCATAATTTCGTTCCTTGTGAACTTATCAGCGATTTCCGCTATGTTGTTGACCTGAACGAGTCTAAATGGATCCTTAAAGAACATAATAGACTGCTTTTGAGTTCTGGCAGTCTTCGTAAGGAATTTTCTTTTCAATTCATCGGTTATAGCTGAGAGTATTGGTTCTATTGTTCGGTTGTGGTAGTTTAACATTGTCTGTTCGTTAGCAGTACCTTTAAAGACATCTTCCGTTATACCTAACTGGCCATATAGCATACTCGTAAGGTATTCGATCTGATTCAATAATTTGTTCTCTACTGAACGATTCAGCTGTGTTATTCTCTCCGTTCCGTCTGTATACGCTATTCCGTATTTAGAACCCGCTAATTGCATCTCTATATCTTTACGACGCTTTTCTGCTTGTTCCTCTCTAGCTTTAGTTTTTATTACATATGGTAACTGGATTATTAAGTCCAATTTACCAGACCCGCTTTCTTCATCGATATAATCCAGCAGGTTCATTTTTCTTATTAATCGTTGCAATGTTGAATTTGGTTCGTTCATGACAGCATAAAGAGGGTTTTCTATGATGGCAACCATACTCTTTGGTACGATTATCTCTTCCCTTTTACCTTTACGCTCGTTATAAACCTCAACCTTAACATCGCTCGGATACCATTGCTTTATCTTCCCGGTTCTCATACTCAAAATGTCAAACGCTCCATTAATCGGAGAAACATTTGTATCGACTGGGACCAAAGCAACTACGCCCTCGTCCAGCAAAGACATAACTGCATCTTGCACGAAGGCTCTTCCTGTTTGATCCAGGTTGGCCTCTAAATTCAGCACTCTGTTAAGCCCTGAGTCAACGTCGTCTAAATATCGATCATTCTCATCAAGCCTAACATGCTTAATATTTATAGCGGCAACGTCTATTGCGATTCGGTTATAGACCGAGGTAACAATAGATCGTTCATTTCCTCGTGTTAATCTGAGTCTGTCCGGTCTGTAAGAAAACCCAGGTCCACGAGAATAATCATAAGCCTTAGTTGGATCTCTAGAGGCAAAAGCATTCCACGCATTTTTTAACCTTTCTCCTATTGAGGGCATCATTCAACCTCCAAACTATTCATCTTGATCGCGTCTAACAGTTAACCGCCATTCCAATTCCTTTATCGTCTCTTTATACGACTCAGAAACAGCTCCGGTTGGCGGGTCAAACAACATACGAACTCGTAAATAAATATAGGTTTTAACAAGATCGTAATTGCTGCCCTCTTCTATAAGATCGTCCCACGTGGTCGATTTATCTGTTATAAATAAACCATTGGCCTTTATAACCCCCAACTGATCCAGAACATTAATAGCCGTATTAATATGAATTACGATGTCAGGATCGAATTGAGTGTAATCTTCCTGGATGCCTAACAATTTCTTTATAGAAGTTAATATGCTATCCATTAATTTTTACCTTTTTAGCGCTTTTTTCGCGCTTTTCTTCTCTGCATAGCCGCTGCCTGATCAGCCGCGTCTGCCCATTTATTATAATTATGCGCTCTTAAATAGTTAGCCTCTCTAGTTACGGCGTCAGCAGACCGATTGTACCTATCTTTTTTTTTAGATCTCTTCTTCGTATTAATAGCTTTAACAGTTTCAGGCTGCAGCCATGGTGTCATTTTCTGACCATGCTTCTTATTCTGACGCATGTTGTATACGGAGCCAGCACCATATCCAACTGCCATACTACCGCCATACCACTTCACTGGGTTATCCAACGAATACTGATATGCTCTAGCGGCACCGTTTCTAGCCGCCTGACCTGCGTACCTAGCGTTTCTCCTAGCTTTTCTTCCAACGTTACCTACTGACCTAGCAGCGCCTTCAACTGCGACCCTACGCCGAGAAGCATTCACCGCCCTCTGTGTCCTTCTAAGCTCCGGATTATTTCTAATAGCAGCAGATGCACGTCTAGCGTTTACCGCACCCAAAGCAGAATTTGCTCTTGATTTAACGGCATTACGAGCAGCACGAGCTCCCTGTCTCATACGAGTATCGGCAGTTATACCTCTTGCTAATGTCGCATCAGCCGCTTTCCTTGCTCTGCCTCTCACATTAGGGTTTGCAATATACGCAGGTGCATTTCCTCTAATTCTTCTAGCCTGTGTAGCGGCTCTGCTTGCGTTTGATCTAGCCGCATTACCTACTCTTCTAGCCTGTGTAGCGACACTACGTCCGCCAGACCCAGCTCTTCCGGCAGCTCCAACTACAGCCTGACCTGCTCTAGTATTTTTAGCTAAAGAAGCAGTTCGCTTAGCCATGTATTCGCCCTGCTGTCTACCTTCAGCTATAGCCCAGTCGGCTCTTCTTCTAGCAGTTCTAGCGGCACCTCCGGCTCTAGACGCTACTCCTCTTGCAGCTTCGGCCGCATCTCTACGCATAACATATCCAGCGTTAAGAGCGTAATCCCTTGCTGGCTTAGTTTTTCCGACAGCGGCTCTTACAGCACCTCTAGGCCTTGCAGTGGCATTAAGTACTACGGCTCTTCCTCTATTTACCTGTCTTGCGCCTCTTTCGATTCCTCTAGCAGCCGCATTACGAGCATTATATGCACCGGCCGTTGCACCTCTTCTTACCGCATTTCTTCCGGTTCGTCCAAGAGCCCCTGCCACGTTAGTTCCGCCTTCCAAGCCTCTAGCAATGGCGGCTCTCTGAGAAGCGGTGGCATTTAAAGCTGCAGCTCTACCTCTATTCACCTGTCTTGCGCCTCTTTCGATTCCTCTGGCGACGGCGGCTCTTCCTCTATTTGCCCCGCCAGCAATCGCGCCTCTCTGAGAAGCGGTTGCGTTAAGGAGTCTTGCTCTTCCTCTGTTTAACCGAGTAGCGCCTCTTTCTACGCTGTTAGCGAGCAGTGTCCTTTGATATGCGGTACCGTCTCTAAGCGCAGAAGTACCTCTCCTTGCGCCTCTAGCAATCGCCGCTCTCTGAGAAGCTGTAGCGTTTAAAGCCACGGCTCTTCCTCTATTCATCTGTCTTGCGCCACGGGAAACGCCCCTCATAGCGGCTCTACCAGCAGCTCTAGCCAAAGCCGGATTTCTCGCTAAGGCTACGCCACCAGCAACGGCGCCAACCGCAGCGGCAGTACCGAGTGCCTTCTTAGCGACACTACCGGTAGAATATCTCTTTTTACCAGCACTGGTGTAAGATCCATCTGCATTCTGGTATCTACGAACGCCCCAATGCATTCCTTTTACACCGTAATGGTATAATTCATCACTGTAATACATAAAAATATCTCCTACTTCTTTTTAACTGGTTGACGTCCATACTGTACAATTTTCTTCGACGTTTCAAGCCCATGCTTATACGCTAAATACTGTTCTCCAGCATAAATAGCACTACCAGTAGCAATAACACCTAAGGCAGTTCCCGCAGACTTGCCTAAAATGCTTGCTGTTTTTTCAGCCCCAACTTTTGCCGTGTGGCTGTTAAGGACTCTAACCACTGGATGAAACGTAGTAGTGGCGCCAACTTTTACCTCACGTCCAAAACGCTTAATAGCGGCTTTCTTCCCAGGAGACATCCTACCTATAGAATTTCCTACGGCTCTCCCTAGAGCAGCTCTTCCGGTTGGGGTATTAGCCGCCACAGCTAAAGCGGTAGCACCCAAAGCAGCACCAGCAACTTTTGCGGCACGCTTCGAACGAATAGCTCTTGCCTCTCCGATTTCTTTACCACTTTCTCCTTCGGAGTAAGGTCGATAGCGTCGGACGCCCCAATGCATTCCTTTTACACCGTAATGGTATAATTCATTATCATACATCCTAATCACCGTTTTCACTTAATGCCATTCTGATCTAGTCTTCCTTTCGTAAAAATTTTTACTGAAGTTATAACTTATATAAACCTTGGCCGAGGTTATAAACTATTTACCAAGCAACTGTCTAAAAGACTGTGCCATAACACTTAACTGATTAAACTGTTCCTGAGTCATCTGTCCAGTATTCAAAAGTTCCTGAACTCGCTGCTGAGGGCATGTTCTTGATCTCGTATCCAAACACTACCGCTCCGATGTATGTCTCGTCCCAACTTTGACCCGTTACCTTTGAGACTGCTCTAACAACACAATCCCCGACAAATCGTCCATAAGGATTTGGGTTATAATACACATACATTATTCAAATGCCTCTTTATTTAATTTATATGCAACATACGCATCCATCATCGCAGCAACATTATCTATCTTCTGCTCACGACGCTTCTTCAACAGTTTTCTATTGCCATTGGTATCCTCGAGCGTTATGCAATTACCCATAGTAAACGACATCAACTGCTCATCGAATATAAGCATTCGCTCTGTTGCTAATTTCTTTAACTCGCCCAATGGAACAGATTCGGTCTTAACACCTTGCTTAACTTTCTCTACTCCAAAAGGACCATTTTCGGCTTCCCATCGTTCAACAAACTCTCTTGCATTGTACGGGTCAAATCCAAAAGTTCTAACATCGTATTCGCAATCTACAATATGCTTATCCAAGTCTTCATAAACCTCAAGCATATCAAGAACTGTGCCTTCTAAAACGATAAGGCTGCCTTCTTCAATAAATTCGTCATACTTCTGACGCATCGCCCCTGGAAGCTGCAACAAAGTTTTTGACGAAATATAACTTCTAGTCTTTATGCCGAAAGTCCCGTCCCCTAAAGGAAACAAAAATGTAAATGCACAGAAGTCATCTCCCTGAGAAAGGTCTGCTCCTAACGAACACGGCATAGACCAATAACTTCTTTTGCGTGTAGACGGAAGCGTTTCTTCATAAGTAAAGAAATATGTATAGCCCTCCATCGGGATACCAAATCTCTTCGCCAGAATATCGTTTCTTGCGGCTGGGGCGTTTTCGGCTCTTTCAACCTCTAATTGGTAAGTTTCATAAGAAACAGTCTTACCAAGATTCGGGTTCGCCTTTATCCACATGGACGGGTCTCCGACTTCGTCAATATCATCAAGCCTGTAATACCAGATTGATGTATGTGGCGCGTTATACTTGCCCTTAAGTATGTCCATCAATTCCATCTTAATGGTATCGCCACTTCCATTTCGAACAGTACCTTCGGAAGATGTAGCAACTATAACATAGTCTTTAACCTTACTTGCCCCCTGCTCGATTGCGCCTATAGGGTCTTCGCGAATATCGCCAGAAAGCCATTCATCAACAGTCGCTACTTTGCATCGTAAGCCCTGAAGTTTATCTATAGACATTGGTCGAACTTCAATTTTAGAACCAGTAAGAAAATTTACTATTCCATCTTTTGTTGACGCCAGTTTCTGTCGATTAGCTCGTGATCCTGTCGTATTTTGCAGAGAGCCTTCTGTTAAGAATTTAAACAAAGGTCCTCTTGCTCTTGTTATTGCCGTTCTTATTGGCGACATGACTTCGTCCGACTGTCGCATAGTTGGCGCAGTCGTTATCTGGTCAGTGGTTGTCGTATCTATGTTCAGAAAATAATTCTGAATGCATGAGAGATACATCGATTTCGCAGCACCTCTTGCCACTATCAGATACTGTTTTGTTATAAGGCGTTTCTTTATATGCTTTGTCACATAGTGTCCGCCATGCCCGTCTGGATTTGGCTCGTACACACTTCTCTCGACATAATAAAACCAGGCTAGCAATTGCTCAGCCCAGAGTTTAAAACTATCAAGCAGTTCCAAATTAGAACCGTCGGTTAATGTCAGTTCTTTTTCGCAAAAAGCAATAAATCCATCTATCGCCTTGTCATCGTAATATACTCCTGGGTTGCGAATCAAATCGTCTATACGATTCATCTCTGCCGAAATATACCGATTAACAACTATGTCGCCTCTAATAACGGCATCTCTAAACTTGCCATAATAATATGGCGTTGCCGTATTAGACAATGACATAAAATATACTCCTTTACCAAAGTTTAGTGTCGCCCGGCTTTCTTTCTATAACATTTGTAGGATCCGTCAACGAAATATCGCCAAAGTGCAACGCGTTGTGCGTGCTATGACTCACACAAATAAGATTCTCTGGATCAAACAGCGATTCAGCTCTATCGATAATATCGCGTTCTGTTATAGGGTTTAGGTGATGCAATATGATCCTACCGCCTATTGGACGATCTTTGATTCCTAGATCGCACCCATCATCACGAATTATGATTTCGTTTCTAAACGCGAGCCATTCTTTTGATTTGTAAAAAGTTTGATTCAAATATCGCGATGATCCAAAAGTCTCTTCGCCAATCATTGCGCCTTGCTTGAGATACTCGAATCGCTCTTCAAACGTTTTTAACCGAGACAACTCTTTATAAGTCAAATATAACTCACTCATCTTCTGTGAACCCGCTATATGTCCTCATAGCCTTTAACGCCTCTTCATATAATTCCTCATTCTTCTTAGAACGCTCGTAATCCTCTTTCTTCGCCAAAAGAACTTCGTTTTCTCGTCTTAGTTTCTCCATCTCGAGGCGACCTCGAACTGAACCAAGCTTCAAAAAATGAGTAGTTTCCTGAGAAGTGGCCGTCCCATCTAATAACCTTTGCTCTACGAGATTATAGGCATAGTTGATGAGCTGTTCTTCCCTTCCCTCAGGAGTGAGCGCTGGACGAGGACGCTTCTTACTAGAAGTTTTTGTCGGTTCTTTACGTCTTCCCACAGACTCCCATCTCCTTTCTAAGCACACCTGTTAACTTTCTAGAAACTTTTTAGGGGGTATTAGGCTGTATTGTGTAACAATTCACACCCTTGAAAGGAGCAGAAAACAGGTAGACAGCCACACCCTGTCGATACCCCCTAAAAAGTTTCTAGAAAAATTTCCCCCGGAGAATTTTCAAAGACCGGCGCGATGTAAGAGGGGGTGTATTTTCTACGACCCCCTCCCCCTGTCCTTAAAAAGCCTCCTAGAGTGCCTTTATCAATTTATTTAATTAAAAGTTGATAAGTGTTATTGAAAATATCTTTTTTTTCAATAGATCACATACCCACCTTTCGGTAGACGCCGGAGGAATTAAGTTTAACAATAGAGTCTATTGCTAAGTTAACTTCTCTAATGGCATCTTCTGGTAAAATATCCGTTGACGTCCTAGCAATACTTCCTACATACGATTCACATGTAGGTCTTCCAGTCAATCTACTGGAATACTCATCGTATGCACGCCATTCATCATACTGGGTAAATGGATTGTATGGGTTGTCAACTGTAGTAAGCATGTATACATCCAACTCCATTACCTCCTTTAAAATATCAATAAGCAATACCGCCTAAATAGGCCCTTTATAGGCAACCCCCATATAAACCTCCTAAATAGGCAGTAATAGCACTTATGATCAAAATATCAATACTGTAATACCGCCATATAGAGCCCTTATGTACAAACCGCCCTATTTAGAGCCTATAAAGCACTTAAACACCAAAATATCAATACGCCTATTAGCGTTCAAACGCTTTATTAGCCATGCATTCCGCTATAATGGCGATTTTAAAGTTAAAACTTCACAACTAATGAAAGCCCTTAAAATATCAATAGACCCCTTATAGGATAATGGCGGGATTACTTCTTAGGGGGGTTAACTAACGCTCTAACACTAGACAATGAGATTCCACAAGCATCTGCAATCTCTTTTTGAGAATATCCAGCATTAAGCATGGCTATAGCACGAGACTTAGTGGCTGGAGGTATAGTCTTCTTCTCTCTTGGTGTTGCGTATTCTTTAACGACATCAAGATCTGTATTGTCTAATATCTTTGACAACTTGTTGTGCGTTATTGCGCCTGCTTGTATAGCTTCCCACTCTCTAGGAGTGATCTCTATCATTCTAGGGTTCTTATCAGAGGAGTTTGCTGGAGAATATCTTGCTGCTCCCGTCCTAGCTCTGGCCGCTTCCAAAGCTTGCGCTTTTAACTTCTTAACCTCATCCTTATCCATGTCCGGATTGTCTCTCTTCTTACTAGCCACTATAGAGTTCGCTATAAGCTGAGCCTGTCGTTCTCTAGGGGCGTTTTGAAGGGATTTGTCTAATTTAGTATTCAAAGACTTAACTTCATCCAAATATCTTAAACGAGCCTCTCTTGAGTATGGCTGGGGTTTAGTGATAAGGTATTCTTTTCTCGATTCGTTAGCCAGCGCTTTAAGCTTATTCGCATGCTTAGCATAAATATCTTCTATTGTGGTGCCTGAAGACAGCTCTCTCGCATCCTTTGCTTCGGCCATCTTAGTAGTCGTTTGGGTCCTAACCTTCTCAACTTCTCTAATAGTTCCATCTTTCAGAGAATATCTTTTTGTCCAAGTCTCTCCAGTTTCTCGATAGCGCTTCTCTCCTGTAAGAGGATCGATGTCTCTTTCTGGAACGAATTCCTTTCTCTGAGGAACATCGGCTCTGCCCTTAGCTTTAGATATCAATGTAGAAGCACCAGCGTTCTTTCCTCCTTGGTACTTCTCCTTTAGTTGAGATATCCGGTTTTCTTTATAGGATCGCTTCCAATCGAGATTGTGCTTCTCTGCATCAATTACAACCATTGAATGCTTAACGGCTCTTGCTATTTCGGGAGGTTCGGCTCCTTTAATAGTCATGTCTGTAATAAGGTTAGATATCTTTCCCATTTCACTTTGCTTATGAAAGCCATCGGTTTTAGCGCCTACTCTAGGCATACCTTCGTAAGCTCTATACTGTTCTTTTGGGTCGAAATCTTTCAATGCCTCCAAAGGAGCAGAACTTTTAAGGTTCTGGTTCTTAGTAGGTATTACTATTACTGTATCGCCATCAAAATCCGCACCAGAAAGCTGTTCGGCAACTTTTGAATTTATCCCGACTGCATTCTGTGTTTGACCAAGAAGCGCTTTTCCCTGAACATTGTTATTGTTTACCTTCAACCTTGGTATCTCAAATATCCCACCATGTGGGTACCTAACAAGTATTACTTCTTCGCCTGTTTTATAGTTAGGCGCATAGATTTCGTTATCCTTAATGTTTGTTAAAGGTAATATCACGTGTGTTCTTTGTCTCGGGAGAGGTGCTGCCTTTAAGTGGACAGCTGAAGCATCGCAATCATCAGAGAAAGACCTAAGCAATCTTTTCTTCACAGCTGGGTTTTCGAGCGCGCAAATATCTTTGTACTCCTGCAGCTTCTCTTTGTATGCCAAATCTAATTGGCGTTTAGCTGTTTGCGGGTATTGCTTTGATAAGAACTGAGATGCTAAATTTCTTGACCAATGCCCCCAGTCAGAATCGTCATTAACAATATTGATTGGCGATTGGTGTTTCTTGCCATCCTTGTCTGTGTAATCCCACTGTCTTACAGTAGACCCAAATGGATTATCCGCATCGGTTTCCATTGGCTTAAGAACTGTATTGTCTTTAGGCCCAAGCATCGGAGTACCTTTATGCTTATTGGTGTTGAACATAATATCACACCCTTTAGGAAGGTCTTTACTATACATGGCCATTCCTTTAAGGTAATGTGTCCCATCAACTGCAATTCTTACCTGCGCATACGAGTTCTCCCCCAACGAAATATCTTCTACGCCAGGGCGTATCTCAATAACGCCATCTTTAGCAGTTCCGCCATCTTCAGAATATCTTACTTTGATTCGATTAGGGTCTATTGAAACCGGAGGTTTAATGGCCCTAAGTGTCATGCCGTTATCTTCGAAGTAAACTCCTTTTGGAGCCATAACTTTATCTCGGTTCTCCCAAACTTCACTATATGGAACATCGGCCTTTGTAAGAACTTTTACAGACGTGTACTTACCGGGATTGGTAGCCTGCTCGACTCGCAAGTATTGCTTTTTATACCCCTGCTCTTCCAACATTGCTACGGCGGCTTTAAGTTTAGTGTCACTTACACCTAACTGCCGTTCTGCACCTGCGCCTATGTCCAAATATCTTTTTTGGTCGACTTGCTCTTTTAGAACATTCGCAACGTTATGAACCTTATCCTCTCTAACTTTATAAACAGGATTCAAATAGTTTCTAACGCTTCCTTCGGACAACCCTGTAGCTCTTGCAATCGCGCTGTTAGAATATCCTTTGTCGTGCATCTTTAACACATAGGATCGGTTTCGTTCCACTTCTTCAGCTTTTGCCTGCGATATCTTTGCTCTTAACTGCGAAGTGTTCATACCTAACTCAGCAGCAATCCGAGCTTCACTATAACCTTTTTCCTTAAGTTCTTTAACTTTAACTCTGAACGGATGCATGCCTATATGCTGGTTTGGGTTCTCGCCAGACCCCCAAGGATATCTTCCTGAGTTCCCTCCGTCTAAATGCCCTACTCCAATGTGCGCCAAAAAGTTATCGCGTAAAGACATGTCATTCCTCCATTTCAAGAATTAGTTTGCTAACTGTTTTGATCTTGTCCATGATTGGCGCTATCTCATCCAATTCGGGCTGAGCGATGAAAATATCATTGCTTTGATAGATCCTTAGTTCTATCTCCGTGTCTTTCAACGGAATGTCTGTATACTCCAAAAAGAAATAAGCGGCGTATACTTCCAGCTGATGCATTGATGCTGGAGTAACGCCAGTTTTCAAATCATGTATTCTTAAAAGGTTTTTGTTCTTGTAATATCCGATTGCATCAGCAGTACCATAAGCAACTCTAGAGTAGTAAAGTTCAACTTCAGGTTTCATTCGAAAACCTATAGCGTCGTTTACATAACGATTCAGAGTTTTATCCGATTTCGGAAGACGCTGATTACGTTCTATGCATCTTCGCGCAAAGTCGTGATCCTCGGTGCCTTTCCTGGTTGCGATCATGAAATTCTTGTACCGCTCCAAAATATCATCTATGTCTTTGTTAAGCCATCTACTGTACGTAGATGCTCCAAGAAAGGCATGGTCGCCCACATGAAAATCATTCGAATGATCGTTGAAGTTCATTTATGACATCCTCCTTGTTCTCTGGAAATATAAAAGACGAATACGACATCGCATTCATCTTCTCAACATAGTAATCTTGATTCGGCCTGTGAGGCGAGCTAACACTTCTCTTGCATTCTAACGCCGCCCACTTGTTTTCGTACAAAACTATTAGGTCGGGTATTCCCTGAATATAAGAAGGATCGTTCTTAAGAACTATGCATCCTGGAAACAAGTCCTTTAGTTCTTTTATTAACTCATGCTGAAACTTGCTTTCTAACATCATGCTCCCTCCAAAAAAATAAGAAAGGAAACACGTGTATTTCCTTTCTCTTCTATTATAACCCATGTTTTTTCTACGAAACACGATCAAGCCAAATATCTTACATCGAACGCCTTTTCATTAAAGTTTTCTTTCCTGCTCAAAGAAGCAGAAATTGCTCTATCAATTGGTGACTCGGACTTAAGGTGATAGTAATACAAATCTGAGAACGGAGTATTGGCTCTGTCGATTCGTCCAGCCGCCTGAACCATTGTTTTGTACGAATAGTTCTGGCTGTAAAATATAATTACGTTCGTTTCTATACAGTTCCAACCTTCGGCGCCCGCAGTGTATTGAACTAAATATATCCAGTTCCCACTATTAGGAATCGGCTCATGCTTGTGCCCGTTCCATTCGCCAACTTCGACTCCGGACTCTTCTCCAACTTTCCTAAGTATCTCGAGCTCGTAATCGAAGTTGTAAAATATAATAGACTTAGGGCATTCGGCTATGAGTTTCTTCAAAGCGTCGATTCTTGATTGGTCACTATTGACTATTCTTCTGGTAAGATAGAACAGTTCCGACACATCCTGTATCGGACGCTCTTCATAAACATGCCATCTTCCTTCAACAGCCAGTTCCATCTTTCCCTTGTCGTATCCAACCAAAATATCTTTGTTATGTTGGGTGGTCTTCTTAAGGTACTTCATTGGAACCAGTATCGATTGTCTCAGTTTAACGAGCCTTCCGCAATTCACATACCTGTCAACCTTAGGAAACTTAACAAACCTGTTAAATATCACATGCTTGCGAATGAACTCTGTACGATTCTTATAGAACCCGTTTGCTATGAACACGGGTATGTAATCCATCCACGTGTCTCCTGGGGTCGCACTTAACATGATCCATTCATTCTGCTTCGTGATCTTAATGAATGACTTAACCCAAGTTCCTTTTCCGACAACACGCTGCTCATCAAATATAAAGAACGCATTCTTCACATCAACATACTTAGTTATGTTGTTCCACGAATCAACAGTAAGTTTCACTCCTGACTCGCTCTTAGTAGTGTCCGACGTGATCATGAATGGTGCGCACTCTTTGCTCCATTCCGCAGTGTCGCGTTTCCTAGCGGTAGTGATTATGTAAATATCTTTCGGCTCCTTCATAGGAGCATACTCCCCTTCTTTATTAATGACAAGAGCTCCTTTACATACTTTAATGAAAAAGTAGGCGAGCGCGGTCCTGGATTTACCAGAACCAACGCCGCCACATAATATACACCCATTGTGCATTCTATCGATCGCTAATTTTTGATGCTCGTATAGTTCGATCATCACAACACCTTTCTTAAAACGGAATGTCGTCCGCATCTTCTGGCTGCTGAATATCTTCGTACATACCATGTGCATCCATAAGAGGGTCTTCAAACAACGTTACGAACATTGTCTTAACGTATGCCGTGTATCCATTCCCATCTCTACGAACACTAGGCGTAATTCTTACATCGACATTGAGAATATCAGCATTGTCAAGAAGCCCGATGGTCTCATCATCAAGCTTCTCTTTCTTCTTTCCGGTTTCCGTGTATACAACCGGAGGAACCATTCCATCTGGCACATCGAATTTCACATTGACCCACATAACATACTCGTCTTCCTGGTCTTCTCTTGTGCTCTGCTTTATAGGCCATCCATCTTTTATGAGTTCCTGAATATCTTTATACCCTTTGATCCCTTTGTACGTGATCTCTCCTCTATTCATAAGAATCATAAAAGAGGAGCCATAACGACTCCCCTTAAAGTCAGAATATCCTATCTCCGCGTGTTCGATGATCAAATCGTCTCTTTTTCTAAATGCCATAACTTGCTCCTTTCTTAAAACGGCGTCTTCAACAATTCTCCGTTATACGGCTCATCGGATGTAAACCATTCAAAGTCGCCGTACTTAGAAATATCTTTTACCGCCTGATCAACCAGCTCTCTGTAATAGCCTCTGTCAATATCGTTCTCTTTATGGACCGCTTTGACCATTTCAGATTCAAGCCATCTGTAACCTTTTGTTCCGGTAGCTGCATTGTACTTTCCATCCTTTTCTCGCATAAGAAGGCCTCCGCCTTTCCCAGGCAATATAGGACAGAACTGTCCTGCTTTACCGACGAAATGATAGACGTGCTCGTCTTCACCCATTCCTTCGTTCATGTCTAAATATAACGCCGTGCTAACTGTCTTTGTTTCGCACATGTCCTTAAACTCAATTGGCTCTTTTGAAAACAGGGTTTTAAATACATATGGCTGCTGGAACTGCGCCCCCGTTGCCGTCCACTTTCCATTTTGGTATTTTGCGATGTAGACTGCATCATTGACGAGACACATTTTGTCGTAAGTCGCCTCATGCTCGAAAATATAGCCGTACTTTTTACCGAATTCCATAACGAAATCAATGATTTCTTGAGTTGCGTCAGGAATTTTGATGCTATCTGTTTTAATGTGCGCAACAGTGTATCCACGTTTCTGTACCTCATGTTTCAAATCAATCATGAACAATGCGCCTCGCTTAGCAACGATGTTGTCGATATTGCGAGGGTCTTTAAACTTATTGTCAAACTTTGCAGAAGTTAAACCATAAACGCTGTTGATTACTATCTTCAGCGCATACGATAAGTCTGCCGCTTGCTCTTCGCTTGTTAAATATCTTTCTAACGCACCGCCGAGCATCTTCTTAGCACTATCATAATCATGATGCTTGATAGCTATTCGAGCCTGTTTCAATTCGCTGAAGTTCTTTGTATACGGCCCGAACAGATTCAACTGCTCTATCGACGTCGGATGCATAGAAGCAATATCAAGAAGAGCCACATTACCATACATTCCTGGTTCAGAATATACGTATCCACCTTCTCCTGGATCCTCTCCTTTATAGAAGCTATGACCATTCTCAAACTTGTACCCAGGGAACATTTCGCTTAAATCGGTATAGACAAACTTCTCCTGAGGTTTCTTGTCTTTCCCAAATATAATTCTGGCAGTATGCATCTGGGTAGTGTCATTAACAGTAAGGCCACTCACATCAGCAAGAACTTCTCTTGCTATGAAGTCCTGCTGCCTTGCTTCAAACACGGCTTGAGTTGCGACTACGTCGTTTACACAATACTCCGCAACTAATTGCCACTTGTCTTCCGGCACTGGTTCATCCCACTTCATACCTAGTTCCTGATGGTGGATTCCCAATTCGATTTCAAATTTCTTAAGACTCTGCTTCTTACTGCTGAAGTCATAAATATCAGCATAAGAAAGGTTATACGCTTCTCCGAACAACGCGGTTCTATTACCGCTTATGATCTTCTGAGACAGTTTAAACAGCTGCTCGTTTGTATAGCCTATAAGTCTCGCATACAAAATATGATTGTCGTAACGACGATTGTTAAACCCAATCAACCTAAACTTAACAAGGTCCTCAACATCGCTAGATGTTGGATTGATCATCTTAACCGGTTGGCCATTCTTCGACTTCCAAACAATAACGAACAGATTCGGAAAGACTTCAACGTCAAAGAATATAATCTCTTTTTCGCTGTCAACATTCGTTGAATACTCTTCCGACTTAAACGGCATCTTAGCCACAACTTTCAAACAATACTCAGCATTGTTCGTACTGTTTGTTGCGAACACAAGCACGCTCTGATACATGTCGCTGACGTCATACTTCATGTTGGAATTGTAGCAATTCTTCAACGTGTCAAATATAAAGTCAATCTCAGGCTTTGTCGCCCCATGGTGCTCTTTTCTTATACACTTTTTGATGAAATTCCTCAGGTGTTGTTCATCTTTGATTCCTTCAAAATTGACCAATCGCTTCCCTCCTTTCAATGGAAGACCACTGGTTATTCGGGAAATCGGCATGTTGTTGGTCTTGGTTCGTTTCCTTCTCAATGAAGAGTTGCCTTTAAATATCTTCACCTCGATGTTGTCTGAGTACACTCTGCTAAGTTCATCAACATCGCCATCGTAAATATAATGCAGATGGATGCCAGCTCCGCTCTTACTGAGTTCCGCATAAGTCCTAGGCCATCTGCTTGCCGCTTCAGCGTTACGCTTAAACGACTTCTTTCCGTTTTCATCCTTCAAATCAAAGTCAATGACTATATGATTCTCAGGAACTTTTACGTAATGAAGCTTCGTGGTGTCAATATCCGCAAGTGTAGTGGTAACATCGTCCCACTTCTTCATTGGGGTCTCGTTTTTAGACGCATACTGAGCAGGACAATACGAATACTCCTCATCAAATATGGATTCAGTATCATCAAACGAAAGACTGAACTCAACTGACTCTGGAATATCAAGCAACGCGGAAGCAAAGCTGTCCTTAAGAAAGCCTTTGTAGTAACTTCTTATCTGCTTCCCGTCAACTCTCGTAATGTCATGGAACTCTCTGAAGTAGTTCTTCAGTTCTTCCCTGAACTTGTACCTTGGAAGTTTGAACTCGACCAAAGCATCTTCGCAATACTGCTTGTACATTTCATAAGCAGCTTTCAGTGAAGTACCATCCTGCTGTGCAAATATCGGATAGTGTGCCTCAACATAGTTATAGAACACATCCGTCTTCAGCATCATGTCCACAGGAATATAAGTCGAGTAATAGTTCTTTCCCATCTCAGCATACACATCAGCACAATGCTTTGCTATTGCTCCGAGTTCAAACCCTATCTGCTCCATCAGAATATTGTACCTTTGGTTCGGCACCTTATTGCCTGTAGGAGAGACATCGATCAGCCTTCGAATAATTCCGGACTTACCGTCGGTGATCTTAACCGGTTTGTTTGTAGCAATGAACATAAAGCAGTTTACCCTCGACATGTAAGAAGGCTTATACTTCTCGTTCATTGTCATCTGCTCATGTGCAACTATTGAGTTGAACTTGGAATTATCTTCTATCCTCGACATATCGCCTTCATGCTGAATTGCAACCAGAGGATTGCTCTTGAATACCTCTGTACTGAAAGCATTTGCATTTGAAGTAAGTGCCTTGGCTTCGAAAGTTGTGTAATATCCGTCAAACAGCTTCTGAATGATCTCAAGAACCGTGGACTTACCTGTACCGCCCTTACCATAAAGGACGATGAACTTCTGAATATCTTTTGCTTCGCCTGCGACTACTGCTCCAATGCCCCATTCTAGTTTGCGTCTTTCTTCTGGAGAATATAACGTGCTCATCAATTCGTCATACGCCGCTATGGATCCTTCTTCCAATGCATACGGAAGTCTCTTGCTAACGTAGTCTTCCTTTTTGACCTCCGTATTCCTGAAAGTAAGCTTCTCATCCAACTGATGTGCATTGTCTGAGATGTTGCTCAGATACTTCCTGAACTGAACCCAGGCATTGCTGGAAAAATCACCAGTCTTCTTCCTTACAACGGTTACTCGCTCAGGATGCTTTATACCAAGTCTTGCACATTCAGCCTCTAGATCCACGTGGTAGTTCGAAATATCTTCATCGATGATCCTTTGCACGTCGTACTCATCCGTAGACCACATACCTTTTTCTTCATCCCAAATAGCGTAAAAAGACTTGCCACGGACCATAAGGTCTTGAGATCTGCAAACTTTGAAGTCCGGATAAACCTCAATCACGTCCTTCTTGGACGATTTCACCTTTATTTGATAAAAATCCATGTTAAATCCTTAATTTTTGTGGGTGTGACAAAAAACAAAAAAAACGCCAAAAAAAACTTTTATATATTACTTTTTTTATTTTTTACAATTATTATTAGGTAAAAGAAAAAGTGTCACATTTGTCACAAGAAACGCTCAAAACGTTGAAATTTCAACGTTTCTAGGGTGTGACACTTTCGCCAATTTACCGTCACAAAACGTTTTTTCCGTAACCTTTTGTTACACTTAAATATCATAGTTTTCCATTACGTATCCTTGCATTTGGTACCAAATCTCCACTTCACGCTGGTCTGTGACACTTTTGTTACGTGGAAAAAGTCCACCTTTTCCGTCAGAATCGTACTCTCGACCTACAAATCGGTCCAAAATATAGAGCACTTTCTCGTAGTCAAAGCGTTTGTCGTCCATATCATCAAGACCCAAATTCGATACCATAAGCCAAAACCAATAGTCGATATGCTCCTCTCCGGGTACCGGCAGAATATCCCTGTCAATTCTGATAGCCAACGCTATCATCATCTCAAGAATAGAACAAGGTCTGCTAGGCAGATCCTCGCCAACACGGACGCCGCGCGCCAGGTACTCATCCCGTAGCGCGACGCCGCCATACGCTCTATTCTCATCCAGTTCCACAACAGGATAGAAGTCTTTCTCGAACATGGTTTTTAGCAAGGAAATATAATTACTCGATTTGCTGCGCCCTATCTTCTTAAGGAGCCAACCGAAGTAACCATTCGCAATCATACGAACTCCTCCTATTCTTCATCGTCCTCCTCTTCGTCATCGGAGTCTTCCGTAGGAGAGTATGAAGATATGGCCTTTTCGATTTCAGCATTCAGTGCTGCTCTTTCTTCTCCAATATCCTGAAGAGTTTTAACATGCCCCTGAATCTCGTCGACCATTTCCCCGATCTTATTAAGTTTCTTATCGTAGTATAATTTCGTCCCTAAAACTCCAACACCGAATCCGATGCCAAATATTATTCCTAACTTTGCGTAGTACATTCGTCTACTCCTTTCAAATATAATCGTAGTACAACCATGCCTCTCAGATCTTATCGTAGATAGGACCGTCAACGTTAAAGTCGAGAAGGATCACAGGCTCGATGCCATTCACAAAGTTCCTTCCGGCTTCGTTGTAAATATCAAACATTCCAAAGTCGACAAAGTCGTCACCATTACCAAGTTTCCAACCGACAGCGGTTCCCGCCTCAGTTCGTTCGAATCCGAGCATGTCATATACTTCATTCAGGAAGATGTGCCCTCTCGTCTGCAGAATATCATTAGCCGCTGCCTCCTGCGATCTCAGGAACAGCTTGTTATATTCAGGATTCTTCGTCCATTCCGAGCATGACGCATCGAAGTATCTCGCATACTCGGAGTACCTGTCAGGGTCTGGTCTGACGTCGACAGTCTTCTTGACCGTCTTACCGGTTTCATTACCTTCCTTGTCGAACTTCGGAATATCAAGTTGTTTCTTCTCTATTCCGTATCTGAACCGTCTGTCGGCATCTTCCCCTAACTCTTTCACCACGGCTCCTCTATAAGCCTTATACCCTGTATCAAGAGTCTTATACGCTGCAACCATACCAAAATATCTTCCGTTGATGAGGTTATGACCACAGAGAATACTGCCTATTCCTCCTGCTGCAAGAAGACCTGCAGGCGCATAGATTCTCGCCATACCTACAACTGTCTTAGTGAACACTGTGACCTTGTCTTTTAACTGTCTGTCTTCCGTGTAAACGTCAGGTGCTTTCTGAGAAGCATCATCGATCTTACCAAGATCGCCATTAGCCGCTTCTAAAATATCAACCGCTTCAAGCGTTGCTTTACAAGCTGCCGCGCCCCCAAGGACCATCAGACCAATGCCGACCCCAACGAGTACACTTGGGGATGATGCATGCGATGCCACCTTGGAAACTGCAGTTCCAACTGGCTTTGCCAGAATATCAAACTTAAGCATTTCTGCTCCTTTCTATCTCTTCATAGTAATCGTAATAGTCGCTTTCACAAGCGAACAGAATATAACGTCCTTCTGATGGTATCCAGCCATAATAGCCGGCATAGACTGGGTAACCGTTCATAAATATCCTCCTAATCAAGACTTACTGCTCTTGGCAGAGTTATGTACCATTCCTTAATACGGTGGTCGTAGAGCACTCGTGCGTTCTCTACACCGAACCAACCGTAGTCATCGTCTCTGAAGCCTACACGCTCCATGTCGACTCCTGCCATCTCGTAAAATATCAGCAGGCTTATGCTTCCGTATTCTTCGATGTAACCTTTCATAGCGTACAGAACGTCTTCTGCATCTTCCTTGGTTTCGAATGTTACTTCACGGAAGTCCATCTGAGGGTTCTCAGCAGGTCTGCGGTTCCTCTTAACTGATGAATGAACCGATGATGAAGCATAAGATGGCTTATCGTATGAATATCCGCTCCTCTTAGACCGTTTTGCCACATCATCCTCACCAAGAAGCAGCATTCCTAGACTCCCGACACCCATCGAGTACAACAGATCTTTGATGTTTGGTATCAGGATGTCCTCCAGAATATAATCTTTGATGCTTTTTGAGTTACTTGCGAACAAAGATGAGGTGAATTTCTTAAGCGCGCTCTGTTTTCTCACCGATACTTTGCCGGATGTGACTCTCTGCACCTTCTCACGCTTCTTTTCTTCCTTGCTTATGTGAGAATTTGACTCGTAAGACGCGCGGTCTCTTATGTTTTGCTTTTCCATGATTCCTCCGTGCGCAAAAGAATAGGACGTGTTTTTAGCACGCCCCATTCACTAAGCAAATATCATTTAGTCTTCTAATTTTGCTACTTCAGGATCGTCAATGTCCTTCTTTGACTTCCTGTTAGCAAGCTTTCCTGACACTGCCTTCTTCAGTTTCTTTCCTCCGAAATATAATCCGAATCCTAAGCACACCGTTCCACCTGCTGCCAGAAGAACTACCTTAGTTCCGCCGGGAGCTGCCTTCATCACTGTTGATCCTACTGCTACTGCGTCTTTTACTGCTGTTGCTTCTACCATTTTGTTACTCCTTTCAAATCTGGTTGTATGTGTAATCCAGCACTATTGCCGGCTTACCGTCAACTTTGTCTGCATCGATCATTGAAATATAAGGTCCTATGTCGTAGCCAGGCGCCCATCCGAACTTATCGGCAGCGCCCATGCTGTTGAACCTGCCTTTCGGATTGCTGGCCATCTCGTAAATATAATCATAGAAGTCGTTGAGCGACTGTCTGTCCAGTCCGCCCGCTAACTCCATTGCTATACGTCCGGCCGCTGCCTGGATGATCTCCTCTGAACATAGGAACTTCCTGTCAAGGAATTGGTCGTAAAACAAAATATCACCACCAAGATCTACGACCTCCGCTTCACTGCGTACTATCATCTCGGTGGCGACTTCTTTTTGCTGTTCGGGACTCAGTTTCTCCTTCAACAGTTTCACCTTATCGTTCTTTGACGCTTCACTTAATGCCAATGCACTAAGCAGCGTCGCCTGAGCTTTCAGATCAGCTCTATGGGCAAATATAATGAGGGCTATTGTCCCTCCTGCCACTATTGCAGTGCTTATGATCTGAGGCGCTATCGCCTTGGCTTTCTCTGCCTTCGTAGCCTCCTCGTCCATAGACTGCAATACTTCTTCAGCGTCTAATGCCGACTTGCCCGCAACTGCGGCTGTGAATATAACACCCGCTATCGCAGCGCCTGCGGCAACAGACGACTTGTTCGCAACTATGAATGTCGCGACTGTTTTAAGTATGCTCATGTTGAAACTCCTTTCTGAGCGTGAAAAAATATAGAAGGTGTGCTCCTTCTACTATAGCCCATGTTTTTATTACGAATCTTCTTCGTCAACCGGAGCATCGCCTGGATGCATTCCATAGGCTATCTGAATATAATCACGCCCTGCCCGGTCCTGACAGATCTGAGGCTGGATGTCTATCCAAGGAGCGCCTCGATAATACGACCAATTGAAATCCCAACTTCCATCAGAATCATAAATGAACCAGCCAATGTCGTCTCCTCCTTTCACAGGTTTGGTTCCGTTGAACAGGCTTAGGAACTCGTTGATCGTAAGTCTGTCATTGTTTTTAAATATCTTATTGGCCGTTAGCTCAGCCATAAGGATCTGTTCAGTAGTAGCGTTGAACCATTGTTTGGTCGTTGGCTCGAAACACCACATCATACCGTCTAACGGTACAGTCTTAGGGAACGACTCGTTTGCATTACGCTTGTTTAAGTGGTCTTCAACCTTTGCGTCGCTTCCTTCTCCGAAAATATCCTCTACTTCACGCCTATACTCACGCAGTTTATTGTCTGCAAGCGCAAGAGCAGCTATCAAATGCCCCTCCTTCAGCAAATATAACTTATTAGCCATTACTATCATCAGAACGCTTCCTGCCAGCATACTCGCAGCAGGCACAAAGCATTTCCACGTCTTTTTCACTGTTACCTCGCAAATATCCTTTCTCGTAGCATCAGCGTCGAGAGACGTGTCTTCCTGCATGATCTTATACGCCTCCAGTGTGCCTTTAGCGGTAAGCGCTGTAGCCATGACCGACATGCCTATCGCTATACCGCTTACTATCTGAGGCGCGTTTTGTTTAAGAATCTGCCCTATTAACATCAAACTCATCCTCCGTGTATTCGCTTAATTCTTCGTAAATATCATCCTCAGTAACTTTACTTGGCATCTTGCCAGGGACTGCGTATGGATCCCAGGCTCTTTTTAAATATGCATGGCCGCCATCGACCGCGCAGGCTTTACATTTACACCATTTGAAGTCGTGTCTAGAGGTTGACTCGATTACATCGCCGCAAAGTTTGCAACGGATTTTGTTAGTCAGTATCATTAAAAACCTCCTCTGAGCTGCTGATCGTTAAATAGCTGCCGCATACGGTTCATGAGGTCTTCACAGATGTCAGCGTTCGTGCATTTGTAACTCGTATATGTATGCTTACCATCTGCGTATAAGTGAGTGTAATCAATAGAAAAGTTCTCGCAATTAGCACAAATATCAGGCTCCGGAACCGCCACGTCAATTTTCATCGATTTCAAGATGAGTCCCCTCCTCTTCAATTATCTTGTCCATCATGCTTTTCTTAGGCTTGTTGTTCTTTATCCACTCGATCATCATGTTTGAACAACACCCACAAAGATCGATAGTATCTATAAAGACGCTATTAGCCACTGGCTTTGTCGCTGTGATCTCAAAACGTTTATCGCGGTTGTATATGTTTCTTCCGCAAATATCACATATGTAACCGTCAAACTTCATTTCAGCACCTCCATGATCTTGTAATACTCGTACGTTCCTGGAGTTCTTTGACCGTGAATATAACGGCTGATGGTTGCTTTGGTCAAACCTGTTTGCTCAGCAAGGTCGGACTGAGTCATACCGGATGCGTTCAGCCTAATGCGAATATCATCAGCAAGACCGTTAGTGAATTCTTCTTTAGTCAGCATCTAATTCCTCCATTAATTTATCGATCTCGTCTATGTGCTCTTTTACTTTTTCGCGTATTTCTTTCTTCTTTCTTATGGCATCTTCTTTTGCAAATTTTTTGCAACACGCATTCAAATTCCCGCATTCAAACTTCTTTTTAATACTCATGGTTAAAGTGCCGCAAGAATGTAGAGTACCTTCAGTGCGAAGAGTCTCACGTACGTCCTTTGGCACAATATAAAAATCCTCACATCCTGGGCATCTGACGTTATCGGCCACTTCAACCGGGACGAGCATATGTTTTTTATCGTACATCTTTCTTCTCCTTCACTGCTTTCTCAAAGCCTTTGAACTCTTTTTTATAGTCCTTACCGAGCGCTCTCTTGGCTATAGCCATGGCAAGTCCTTTTTCAGGATCGAATGTTTCTCCTTCGGCGCACTTGACAATTGTCTTTTGTCCGGTTGTCCATATTACGATCGTTGCTGGAGGGTTAACTATAACCTTTTCTATTTGTGGAACACGTCTTGGCTGTGAGCTGAGCTTGGAATAGTCTGTTTGCCAGCATCCATATTCATTGGTTAAAGTGACCGTTTTCGTGCCGTAAATATCGATATCGACCGAATCAGCTCGTAACCCTAAATCACACGGAGGCGTTTGCTCGATCTTGCGCATCATATCGTCAGCACTACATGCTAATTTCCTGTATGATAACATCATTTCTCTCCTTTCTTACTTCCGTCAGAAATATAATTGACAGGCTTGTGGCTGTATAAGTTTACAGCGGAGTGGAGGCACTCGTTACAGTGCACTCCATCGTCCTCTTTTTCTTCCTTGTGTATGCATGTTGGGCAATAGAAGTGAAAATATACTTCCTTGTATGGGTTATCACTAAGCATTTGTCATTTCCTCCTTTATCTCTTTATGCAGCTCATTCAGATGGTCAGCCGGCATTACCTCCATTACTTCATTGAATGTCTCGTCATCAAGAGACATCAAGTCGTCTATAGTCGGCCTTTCAGGTTCTGTTGTGTTTTCTGAAATATCCTGAGCAGCGTCTTTTACCGCCGCATCCCTTTCCAGCATCGCTATAACCTTATCGAGATAGAATCTCGCTTTCTTAAGGTCTTCAACTCCTCCTTTATGGTTCCATCTAAGAACATACTTGATGATGTTACCAATACATACGGCAATAATGCCTGTGAGGCCTTCTGTGAACTCCTCAATAACGTCGATTACCTCGAGTCCATGCTTTGAAATATAATGTGCTGGGTGGTTGATCATGTCGTGGTTTTTCATTTTGTTACTCCTTTCTTCGCATCGCGTATAGCGATTTTTAACTTTGCGTATTCAATTGCGGATTCGGTTATCGCGCCTTTGCCGTGCCAATCGTTTCTAGATATTAAAACGGCCTCGGATCTTGTTACCACTCTAAGGTTTGATAGATCAACGTTTTCTCGATTGCCGTCTAAATATATAACAATTTCATCTTCCTTTAACGACCTACCGATTGATTTTTCCACGATATACCTTGCGTATGGCTTATATGAACCGTCTTCCATTTTCACTCTTAAGCGGCCTGTGTGCTTAGTGATTTCGCCTGGCTTAAAAATGCTAGTATCGTGATACATATTACACCCCTTGTTCGGTTTCTCTATGCCGAGATCCCTATAACAATGAGCACAAAGGCTTGCTGAGCTGACGTTTGTTTTGAAAATATCATTGAATCTTACAGTCAAATCTGTATAGCTTTCGTCATTAACGTGTTCTATAAGCCATCGATCTTGCTCATCAGTCCAATGTATGGTTTTATCATTGGTTAAACCCAGTCGATTTAGCTTACGTCTTATAGCATTTACCGTTAAAGACTCGTCAAATAGCTCATCAAACGCAATAGTCAATTCGGTTCTACCTGGATATGATTCAGCATTGTCTATAAGCCATTGTTCTTTTTCGACAGTCCATTTCACAAATATCACCCCACCATCGCGTCGATGCGGTCATTTCTATTTGTGAGCTTGTCCGTACGAAGCGTTACGTCAGCAGCATTGATCATCTGTTTTGCTATCTTTGTTTCATACTCGGCTCTAGTTACAGCCGCTTCAAACTCTTTTGTTCCTGCTGTGGATGTGTGTAACTCCGCGAGAGTCTCGCCTAATATAACGTTCAAATCTTTAATGGTCATGATTTACTCCTTTCAAACTTTCTTAAATAATGTGCTCAATACCATCTAATATCTTGGTAGAGCCGATTACTTCTACCTTCTGACTAAGCTGTTCCGCCTGGACGCTATATATAGACAATCCCGCAAGCGGTTGGATTTTGAAGTCATAATTGAGTTCTCTAATTAGGAAAGTCCCGTATGTGCCGCTCTCGTTCATCCCCAAAAATATGCCATTCTGCTCGTTAAACGCCATCTGGATTACACAAATATCACCGGGTTTAAGCTCCTTTTCAGGCTCTGTAGGTTCATATACATGAAAAGAAGCCGACTCCTTTAACTCCTCCAACGGTTTGGTTACATAAGCTGGTGCCCACGTGTTGTCTAGAACTTCATTTATTGCATACTTGATGTTGCATTCTTCCCCGACTGTACAATAAATCTTCATCATTCTTCCTCCTTTGCTTCACCCGTATTGCATGTTATTGTGAAGTCTTTTGTAGGACGATATACCATATCGTTAATATCACCAAGAGAGTTAATGTGACCTGGATCTCCCTTGTCACCTTTAGGTCCCATCGGTCCTTGTGGACCAGGCAAGCCTAAGTTGAACGTGCAGTCTTTGAATACGATCTGAGGTTTAGACTTGCTTTTAAATATCATAGGCTTCTTAAGCCTCTTTGGTGGATTCTTGTACTCTGGCTTTTCTTCACTAAACAAAAACTCATTCCTAAGCTTTCTTAATTGTGCTCTAGCGGCACTGTTTTCCGTTTGCTCAATGAGACGATTTAAGAAGTCCAGCCATGCACCAGACTCTTTTGTAGTGCAATAAATTTTCATTACTCTTCCTCCTTTTCAACGAATCGTTCTTCGTTTAACCATGCGGCCATCCCTTCCTTAGTGAATGCATAATCTTTGTCAGATACTACGCGTTCAGAACATACCCAAATAGCTAACTCCTCTGCCGATAAAGCGCGTATAATCATTTTTACTCCTTTCTTCTATAACAGTGTTGCCCTTGATCTCTTCAAGAGTGTTAAATATGATCTTCATTCTAAATGAGTTTGTTGGGACACTTCCTTCACGTATTAAAACCGTCAGAACATCCATGACTCTGCTCCATTCGGCGTAGTTCTTACACACCAGTTTCATCTCTTCCTCCAGTAATAATTCAAATATAAGTTGTCGCCTATTTGCACATTGTCACGCTTATAGTCACTGCAGACACCTTTAAATATGTCGCGGATCTTGAACGTTACATTACCAACCTTCTCAAATATCGGATCACAATTCTTATCTCTGATAGACTCATAGCATCTGGAATTCGACAGAAATATAAGACTGTTGAATACGTTGGCCCCAAACTGGGCAAATGCCGGTATCACAACTTCTACCACACCATTGCGTTCTTCGTACGGATAGGTGAAATAGATTTCCCGGCACATATGAGCCACATCGACAATGTATGAGTCTTTGAGTTTTGGTCTGCCTCTTTTAGCCATCTAACTCGGCCTCCTTACCTTCTTCGATCGCTTCTTTGATCTTTTTCCAATAACGCATGCGGTCAACTATCTTTCTTGCCACCTCGTTAACTATTTCTTCCTTGTTCTCATTGATCAAATCGTCAATTCGGTCACGAGTAACATCTAAGATTCCGCCTCTGGATGTCTTCATACCATGGTATGGGTCCCTCTCCTTTAAAGCGGTGATTACAAGTTCTTTTATGTAGAGATCCACTTTCTTTTCTAGTTCCTTGTTGATGCGATCCTCAATTGCCTCAGCGTCAATGCTGATTGGAAGGTTTACTATCATGTCTTACTCCTTTCAAATATAACTATGACCACCGAACTTGATTGAAGTAATACTTCTGTCCGGTGATCATGCTTTTAACATATGGCTTGTCGTCCTGAGAATAGACGATAGCCAGATCTGTTATCTTACGCCACTGGCTATCCTCTTTCCAACGGTTGTTGATGTTATACATGGTATGACGGCCTGTCCTTCTGCGTTTCATGCCCTTCTCACCCTTCCGCAGACGTAATCAGCCTTGCGGAAGCATCTCCTCCTTGCGAATTTCTCAACAAACAAATCAACAGTCTCTGCGATGAAAATATGCGGATAGATCGCTACGACCTTATACCGTATGTCCTTCTTAGGAGCATGCTCCTTCGTATCACTGTTCAAATATCCAGGTGAGCGAACCATGTCTCCAACTTTTAAATCGAACGGCTTGTTGTTCGTGCCGTTCATTTCAAATCCGTAACTCATTATTCTTCCTCCCATGCGCTAGGTTCGTCATCTTCCCATACCTGTGGTTTATACACGCTAAAGATGTCGTCCACAAATATAACAGATTCAATGTCTGCCCTTTTAAGAGTCCCATCCTCAAACTCCAGTAAAGCAAAGGTTTTTGTGAATGGAGAGTCATCTTGTGCCCTTTTAGGTTTTGTCTCCTGGATCATGCCGTGAAATATAGCTTTACGCTTTTCTTTCGCAGTCTTGTACCAGCAAGGACGAATAGACAGTGAAGTGTGGAATGAAACAGAATCATTCAGCTCAACAACACTTGCGACTATACGTTCGAGTTTAGTTGTAATTTCCTTTGTTGCACCTGCGATGTTAATCAGTGCTTTCTCTTCTCTTGTCATGTTTGGCATTGTTTACTTCCTCCTTTATCTTGTTAGCGCAATCTGCACAAATATCGCATTTACTCCACCCATGGTCTGGGAATACAAACCATCGCTTTTTAACTATTAAACTTCCGCTGTATCCATGTGTTGGGCGTCCACACAAGTCACAGATACGTTGTTTAACAATCATCGCTTGCGTCCCCGTTCTCGATCGTTATTGCTATGGCATTCTTAAACAGCTTCTTACGAAGTGCTTTTCGTCCTTCAACGTACCCAGTAAGGTAGACGGCAAAATATGCGCCAAACACCATTGCGCCTATTGTGATTTCTTCTGAATACTTCGACCATGTCTTTTTAAGTTTTCTCTTAATGCTTCTCATTTCTCTGCTCCTTTCACTAACACATCACTATCAAAATTTAAGACTGTCTCGCGAACGAAACAGTCTCTATCTCCGTCGTAATAGACGTTATCTCCAGAATATAACTCCTTGAAGAAGCGCTCTGACTCGGCTTCCTGCATGATCAACCGCACGTTTATCGGCGGAGTCGGCTCAAATATCTCCCGGACATTTATACTCATCCTTGATACCTCCCATCAATTCAAACACGCAATCGACTATCTGAGCATACGTGACACGCTCCTCAATAGTGAGCGCCATCATATGCTCCTGATAGTCGTCGCCATACTTCTTTCTCAGATATGCGTCCATCTCATTAAGAAGCCCCTTGGCTTGTAATATTAGCTTGCCTCTTAATACAGCATCAGCATCAATACCGTTCATAGATCTTCCCCCTTCCTGTCTTGTTCAACCAGTTGCCTGATCCTAAATCCTCTTCTTTGATCGGTCTTTTCATGTCCGTAATATAACAAGAGTCCGGTTTGAATTCCGGACACTCTTGTACTCTATAACTGTCTTTGATTATGTCGTGCTCTGCCGTCCAACCCTCTACAGGTTCGAACTCCCTGCTCCATGAGCATCCATGGTGAGAGTTTGGTACAGCGTTGGCACACGACCAGCACAAAGACTTAACATATTGGTTTGGTTGGATCCTCATAATACAAGCTCTCCATCAAGTTCAAACGCTATAACGCGAATATAATGTTTTACTAAATCAGTAATAACATCGCGCCCGACAACGGTGTTATTTTTAACAACTAAGGCGTCGGACTCTATAAACTCCTCCCTATCTAAATAAGAAGCGTCGAAAGATTTTATAGCGTCTATGGCTTTTTCAAATGTCGAAAACACTCCGAATATATTAACCTCGTCTGCAAGCACAGACTTTCTGGCGGTTAAATAATCAACCACTACGAATGCGTTGTAGTCGGGTTTTTTATCCTCACCGCCAAGAGTTAAATTAATGTTTATTCCCATTTCAATTCTCCTTTCCACAAAGTTTAACTGCATTTTCAGGAATCCCTAAAGCTTTAGCTATCGCTTCATTAGAATATCCTTCAGCTTTAAGTGCATTGATTCGTTTCTTATTCTCTGCAATGCGGCTGGCTTTAATGTCTCGTCTTGCTTTTTTCTTTGTGGCAGTAGTTTTCATAGTGTTGCTCCTTTCTGGATATAACAAGTCTGTTTAACTTCGTAGTAAACTTCGTGTATCCCGAATTTACCTTCTACCCAGTCATAGTTAAATTCGCCTTCTTCGTACTCGTCACTAGAGTCCGTAATCTCATCAAGTTCTCTACTACTCACATCATTCATACATGCAATCGCATCGGAATGATCTTCAAAAACGCCTATAACATCGTTCCCAATATGGTCTTCGCTCCAAAACCCTTTACATACCACATAAACCTTTTTCTCTTTCATTTCTTTGCTCCTTTCTCAAATATCACTTACATCGGATGATTAGGTCCTAATGCCAAATAAAAAAGGGCGTACATTCCGCCCACTATGATTCCAACCCAAATCACGTCTTCTATTAATCTCTTTGCAAGTTTCATTTCATGCTCCTTTCTTTAAACTTATTATTAAGTTTTTCCATTTCATTCAGTGTTTTGACATAACGGTCCGCCTTTTGTGAAGCATCGTCGTGTGCAAATTTCACGAGTTTCTTAGCGTCACAAAAAGCGCAAATAGGAATATAATTCATATAATCGTTCGTATTCATCTGTTCTTCCTCCATTCTGCATAGAACGCATCAACGCTCTTATACATATCGTCTTTAGTCTGTTCAAGCTTCTTCTGCGCCATACTCGTCACATCATTGATCTTCTTTGATGTATACTTAACGGCAAGAATATAAGTAATGCCTGAGCCTACAACGAGACCCAGGCACGCACCTAGTACAAAGTTATACATGTGCTACCTCCTTTCCAAATGGTAATCAAAAAATATAAAGGATGTAGGACTCGAACCTACATCTCAGCAAACTTAATTGTTGTGTTTTCCCGTTAAACTAATCCTTCTTTTCACTATACCCCTTGTAATTTTTACGAGGTAAAGAAAAAGAAGAGAGCGTGTTAAGCTCTCTTGAATTCTTACAACTGTCTTGCCTGCTGTTCCAAAGCTTCCAGATGTGCCTTCTCCTTTTCAAACTGTTCCTGAATATACGCCTTCTGTTCTTCGGTGTATAAATCCGCTTTGTTCAAAACCGGTACTGGCTCACCTTGTTTCTGCTCTTTAACCTGCATAAGCAGTTCTTCGAGTTCGTCGAGTTTGCTCTTTACGCTCTTCCTTGAAGAATATCTTTTTTCTCTTGTTACTCTAATTGCTTGTCCACTTTCACCTGTGATCGCCTTCTTAAGCTCCATGATTCCGTAGACCGGGACACCTACGTCGGTTGCCCAAAGTCTTACTTCTTTTGATGCTCCTGATATGCAATTCACTATTGTTGTCCAGTTTCTCTTCTTTGCCATAATTAAACCTCCTATAAGAAAATATAAGTTTCAATTCTTCCTATATAGGGAGTGTTTTTCTTACGAGAAAAAAGGAAGCCCATGTTGAGCTTCCAATCTTATTAATTCCATTTACTTCTTAGTGTATCTGTCCTTTCTAAGATTGTTGTCAATCTGAACTTCCGTTGGATTTTCAACTGCTGCTTTAACTTCATCTTCTGCTT